GTCAACTGCTGATAGCTCATGGTGATACTGCTTTTACTTTGGCGAGCATAAGGGTACCACCAATCAGCAGTTGGCCACCTCTCGCCATTCATCCATGAGTGTCGCACTTATTATCTGAATTCCCGCATCCGAGTGAATGTGCGTGTAGTTCAGGGTAAAACTCAGAATTTTATGCAGTATAGAAGTGCGATGTTCCGCGGGCGCGTTTCGCTTGCCCAAGCTCCGACTATACCTGGCGCACTTGGTCCGTTCTGAACGCCGTTCGCATCTACGGTCACTGCCACAGTGCCTGGCGTAGGGAACACGTTCACGGTCTTGTTCGTCACCCAGTTGATATCGGGGATGCTTGGACCAGGATCGACAGCAGTGTTATCCGTGCCGGTCGGAATATAGTGGTTGTGGCGTTGCAGGCCTTCCGTTTGTGCAGAGCCAAAGATGCGCCCGACGTCAACGCCTCGCCCACCGTCCAGGCCTCTGATGAACTCCCCGCGCAGATCCGGCACATTGAAGGTGGTGGTGCCGTTCCCAGCTCCGAACGTGGTGCCGATGGCGGCGAACAGGGCAGCGTATGTTGCGCGGCTCACTGCTTGGCCAGAGCAGGCCAGCCACCCGGAAGGTGCTGTCGATCTGGCGAATGGCGCAACCGCTCCGGAAGGCGTGGAGATCGCTTGTAGGATCGCGGCTAGCTGAGCGTTGTTCGGCTTGTCGAGCACCGCACCGAACGCCTCGATGGCGTTGGCGATCTCCTCCTGCACCGCATTCAGCCAGGCACCGCTGACAGTGGTGGCCGGCACGCCGTTGATGGGATCCCCTTCGGTGAAGAGGTTGTCCATGGTGGCCCCAGGCCCGTCGATTCTGTGCATTTGTCTGCCCTCTTGGTTGTTGGCTTTCGCAGGGCAGATAGTAAAAAACCCGCACTAGGCGGGGTATTCTGGGTTCTTATACTTGACTTCACAGATGGTTATGTGCTGTGAGAAGCAGTACAGAAAAGCAAAGGGCCCGCGAGGGCCCTTGTTGTTTATGGGGTAACGTATCCCGTGAAATTGGCCGTTATGGCCTTGGCCGACCCACGGTCTACCTCCGCGCCTGACAAACACAGCGCGCACCCACCTTTGTACCCGCGCACACCAGTTGCTGCAAGGACGTGTGTACCGCTGCCGTTGTAGGCGTACTCGATGCTCACCACAATCACGTCTGCGGTCGCCATAATAGACTGGTCCCCGAAAGCAACTACAAAAAATTCGCCAAAGGACGACCCAATGGTGACGGTCTTGGTAGCCAGGGTGTTACGTGCCCCCGCCTGAGACCATGCGGATACTCGGATCGTGGCCGTGGTGCTCCGGTTCGCGATGGCAAACAGTTGGATTACGAAGTCACTGGCAATCACGTCTTGCGGATTCACGTGCTCGAAGTACAGCGCACCGGTTCCAGATACGGTTGAAAGATTGACGAGCTTGCGGGACATCCGAGTGTAGCCACGTTCTGGAGCTGATAGATCGGAGATGTTGACAGAGCCGGCTGCGGAGGTCACCGCATACCACCCCGCACCAATGGACAGCGCGGTGCCTGCTGGAGTGGCAGTCGTCCCGGTGTTGCATACCGCAGCGTCACCGTTCGGAAAGCGAAGGGACTGCGACAGCATATCCAACACGTTGATGTGGTTTGCGGTAACCGGAAGAAGCGGAGCGCCCACGGCAGAAATCCGGCCGACCTCAATCTTTTGACCCGGAAGGTCGTTGGCTTGGATCACTACCGCCCCGGCGGGGACGTTACTGAGCACGACCTCGTCAATGCGGAAATGGTTGAGCACCACTTGGGTATTGCCCATCTTCACCACCTTGTTGGTGGTGATGTTGTGCATGTTGTTGTACACCCCTTTGAGCTCGACATACCCGATTGAATTGTTCGGTCCGGCGGCGTCATCGCCCACCTGCAAAACGCACTGGTTACCGAATGGGCTTTCGGTGTAAAGGCCGTCTATTTTCGTCGCGAGAGACGGATACCCCAAGGTGACCGGGATGCTAGACCCCTCCATTGCGTTGTCTTTCAGGGTGTTGCCAACCGCAGACCCGTAGAAACCGCGGCCGCCAATGGATAGGCCGAGCCATTTCAGTCGGTTCTGCGAGAAGATAACCCGGGAGTTACCGCTGTAGCGGAGGCCAGCATCGCCCTGGTCGTCGATTGCCTTGAAGAAGTTGCCCTGTTTGTCGGTAACATCGGCCAGAATATTGTTCGTTACGATAGGCCACCAGTTCTGCTGCTGGAGATTCAGCATCCAGCTGGCCGGTGAACCGCTGTTCACCACCTCCAGCCCTTTGACTGTCAAAGTGGCGCCAGCATATGGCCGTACACGCAGGATCTCGCCGGGGGCGCCGACCACACGCAGGTCCTCCAGAGCATACGCGTCTTGCGTAAACCCAGGGCCTGACGTCAGCCCTGATGGACCAAACGTATAGATAGGACCTGACGCAGGCGGTGCCACGTCCGAGGCCAAGCGCCCAGACACTGCAGTCGGGCTAAGAAACTCTTGTGCTGCTAAGGCGTCGCCAGGTGCGATAATCGGACTGTATGCCCGCACGCCAGCATATGAGGTTGCCGGAGTGCCCCACGGTTGCGCCGCGGTCAGCGGGGCCCCTTTAATCGCAAGCCTGAGCAGCTTGCCGCTCTGATCAACAAACCCTCCAGCCGTGGGGTCAGTGTTAGCGACCACATTCTGCGGGAACGGGCCATCGCCGGAATACACCTTACCGCTCGCCTCGCGTAGCACCACGTCCGTTGCTGATGTCAGGACAGCACCAGTCTCGCAACTACCAGCGACCAGATTGTACCCAGCCTCTGCACAGACGCGGCGGAGGGCCTCTCTGGATACCTTACTCAGATTGCCGGTGCCAGCCAGGATCGGTATGGCTTCCAACAGCTGGCTGTTGTCTTCCTTGTCCAGAGTAATCCCAGCTGCCTCAATCGCCGTGCTGATTTCCTCTTGAATCGAATTCAGGAAATCGTCGGTCACTGTAGTGGCCTGCACCCCAGCAAGCGGGTCACCTTCCGTAAACTTGTGGTCGGTTGTAGCCCCGGGTCCGTCAATTCTATGCATGGCGTCAGCCTCCGTATCCAAATAGCACAATCGTGTGCGCAGGTTTTAACTTATTGATTTTGCACTCGAGCATGTCGTTGCCCCACGAGGCCAACGGCTCTCCTGCAGCAGATTGGCCGGCTCGGAACGGCACTATTGTCGTTTCAGGTGCATTGACGCGCCATGTGTACACCCAGTCCCCATTGGACACTGGATCGCCAGCGTGCGATACACCAGCCTGGAATGGGTGAAACTCGGTGATCGTCACATCGTACCCGAGAGATGCAGCAACCTCGATGAAGTATTGGACGCTCTGCCCACCGGTGCTGGTCAGTTTGGCAAGCAAGGCACTGCGACGACCCTGCAGCGTATCCTCGAGAGTCCCGGAGCATTTATCAGGTAGTCCGGCCACTCGTTCCCAGTCTGACAGGAGCTCAGTTGTAGATCCAGGGTTCGCATCGGATGCTAGATAAATCCCTCTCGCATCCAAGCGAGCAAGCTCCTGCGCGATCCCGTCCAGCAGTAGATCTATATTAGTGCCAGGCTCGCGCGGTATAGCCTTACCTGGAGGAAGCAGCATTTTTAGCTGCTCGACGTACTCTGCCGCAGTTCTCACTGTCACCACCCCTTATAGCGACTCGAATGTGATGGTGCCGAGCACAGGCATGTGCCCGGTTGCGCTGACCACATCAGCAGTTGGCGTGACCACTTGGTTATTGTTCTCTCCGGCAGCGATGCTCACTGCCTCCCTGATTTTGCTGATGTAGATCGTGCCGCCTGGCTGTGCCGTTCGCGTTATGAGATCAGATACCTCAGCGGTTACAGCTGCACGAACATCTGCGGTGTTGGGCGATATTTTGATGGTCATATCGAGAGCGTCTGCTGTCGGGGCCACGACAAAAACATGTGCGGTCACCGGACGCTTCACATCGATGTGCTCCTCAACGTCCTCGACCAGTTCCGGAGAGGGGATAATCGGATCGTTGTTGTCGGCCACGAACGTCACCGTCACTGTCCCAGGCCCCATTAACAACGGATAGACCCAAGCACGGGTAACTCCAGGCACTTCAAGGGCCCAGGTAATGTAATCTGCTGCGGCACCACCCTGCGGTGGCTCCTGGATGCGTCTTATCAGGCGAGCCCTAAGGTCATCATCTTCCTCTACGTCTGCCCCAGCCGTGAGTCCGCCCGAGGCCACAACGGCATTCGCCTGAACACCTGCAATCGGCGACAGCAAGGAGACGATAACACCTGCGGCCGTGTTCGAGGCGGCGCCAGCGGTAAGGGCCTGCACGTCGGCAGCGACCGTGCTGCCGCTGCTCGTTACCTCGGTCAGCACCTCGTACTGTAGGCCGTCCTGACGCTGCACCACCGCTCCAGCGGTGATGACGCTGCCAACGGCAGTCGTGAAGGTGACCTGACCTGTGGCGAACGATGCCGGCTTGCGGGTGACTTTCCAGATGGCGCACCACCGTTCAAGGAACTCGGTCTCAGCGGTGTCAGGCATAACCTGCTTAGCGATCCAGTCCAGATAGCCATAGAGCAGATGGACTGAGCCGGCCTCGGCTCTACCAAGAATGCCGATCAGGGAGCGGCGCAGCACTGCACCATCCACGCCAGTGATGCGGCTGCTGATGTCGAAGACGACGCGATCGATGATCTCGGTCAGCGTCGGGCGAGCGAACGGCATTATGCCACCCTCCTGGCCGCTTGGGCCTTCCATTCGTATTGATACCGGTACTGCACAGGGGAGTTGTCCGGCCTGTAGATGTCGATGGTTATACCCATCCACCCCATTGCTACGTACTCGACAAAGACCTCAACCCGCGTCGCAACCTTGTCGTCGAGCATCCACTGCAGAGCCTCCTCGGTGTACTGCTTGGCCCTGGACAGCGTCTGCGTAGTCTGCTTCTCGCGAGCGAGCAGCCATAGGTGAGAGCCGGTGAAGTCTCCCTCTACTACGGGCTGGACGTCGCCCCAGAAGCCGCGAAGATCATCCTTCGGCAACTCGGCCGGCACCTGCTCTGGGGTCGCACGACGATCGGTGAACAGGCTGATGATGACCGACGTCTCGAAGCCATCGTCTCGCGCGAGATCCAGGCCATCGATGATGATGTCGCCACCCCATTCCCCCATTTCGAGTGCGATGTCTGCCATTACTGCGGAACTCCCCCGAGGCCACTACCACCTGAATCAAGGTGCTGGTGACCGCTGCCGATGTCTTTGCCGTTGTTGGTGATGCCGCCGGTGAAGGTAGAGTCCCCGGAGAAGGAGGAGTCTCCGTTCACCGTGAGACTGCCCTCTATTGTAACGTCAGAGATCAGCTTTGTCGTCGGCGCCGTTGCCTCGAGATGCTGCACGGCTTCGATCTTCACCATCTCGCGCAGCAGCATCACCTTGTTGCCGAGGTCGTCATAGAGCGCGACCTCGCCAGTCTGCAGTGCCTTGAGACGATACCGACGATCACCGACAGCGACGGCTATGCCCTGCTCGCGGTTGCCAGCCAGGAAGGCCACCGCCACGTCGGCGCCAGCGTGCGGGTGGGATGTGAACCCGTAGTGCTGCATGTACTCGACACCGTCTCTCAGCTCGCCCTTGAGGAACTCGGCCTGCAGCACCTGCCGGCCGCCTGCGTCGTTGACGGAGCGGAGTACGCCGCGGGCGAACGCCATCATCACCCTGTTCTTGAGATTGCGCAGCTCCTGCATCATTGCGGTGGGTCCTCCTCACCAATGGCCTCGGCCCACAAGTTGCGTCCGCCGCTCTTGCCGCCCTTCTTCTTTTTCCCCTTGGCCGACTTGCTGTCGGGAGGTTCTGCCGCGAATGCCTGGGGGCTGACGATGTCCAGCTTGGCCAGCGTCCCGCTTTGGTCATCCTTGGTGAAAGTCACCTGCCGGATCAGCATCTGTCCATTCATGCGCAGCCAGTCAGACTTGACGTTCACCAGCATGTTAGGCAGCCACAGATCGCCAGTTGTGATCCCCTGGCGCCAGCCGACCACGGTGATCGAGGCTGATGCCGACTTGCCGATGCGGGTGTTCGCTTCCCAGGTGGCGCGTTCCTTTGCGCTGCTGGTGGTGTCGCCTGCCTCTGCAACGATGAGCATGGGCCGATAGCGTTTGATGTCGCTGTCGGTAACCGTGCCCTCGATGTGTGCCTCACCCTCGCCAGTGGTCGTCTCGCTGAAACCGGCCTGAGACTTGATGATGTATTTGCTGAACCGCTGAGAGTTATCGATGCTGCCGCTCGCCTCCTTGATGTTCTCGCCCTGGATCAGCGGCTTGGATGCGCGCTTGCTGCCGGCACGGGTCAGCAGGAGTCCGCCAGCGCCGTCCGGCGTGGCCAGCAACTTGCGCTGTCTGGCATACCGCTCGATCGCCTCGAAAGCGGTCTCCCCCTGCTGCAGCTTGATGGTCTGGAACTTCTCGCCCACGTCCACGTCAGCGGTGACGGAGATCCCGAACGGCTGCGCGATGATCTTGGCGAAGGCCAGCAGATCGATGTTCTTCCACTCGTCCGGGCTGTGCACAGCCGAGCAGTCGATCAGATCACTGGTCTTGTCCCGACCCTGAATGTTGATGGTGTGGTCGGTGGCGCTGAACGAGGGGCGGAAGATGTCGACATAGCCCTTGATGATCGGCACGCCACCAACGCGCACCTCGCACTCGTCCCCGGGCACAATAGGCCATGGCTCCACCTGGGCGGCCATGCCGTCCATGCCTTCCCATCGCTCGGTCAGGGTTACGGTGAATGCACCGCTGGCGGCGTCCACCGCACGAGTGACACCGACGGAGGTCCATCCGCCATAGATGGTGCCGTTGACCAGCAGTTCGAGATCATCCATCTGCCAGCACCTCCAGCGAAGTGCCGCCGGTCATGAAACCAGGGTGCCGCGGCTTGTTTCGCTCGGTGATCTCCTCTTCCCTGCTTGCATCGCCGTAGAGGTGATGGGCCACAAGCAGAGACGGCATCGTCTTGGGCGGAGTGAACTTGGCAAGATGTGGAAGCTGCTGGCCGGGCTGAGGCACCCCCTTGATCACTTCGGTCTGCACCTTGCCAAGGGCCAGATACACATCGTCGCTGACCGTGCGCTCCATCTCGATGTCGATCGCGTCGGTGATGGCGTCACGGTCTGCCAGCGCATCGGAAATGCTCGGGTAGTAATAGTCGTCGTCAGTATCGGAGGTGGAGGCGCCGTTGTTTTTGGTGGCCGCACGGTCAGAGGACACGGACGCAGCCTCGGCTGCCGTCTTTGCTGCCTCCGATATGGCTGCCTGGCGGGTCAGCTCATTGAGGAGCTCATAGTTGATCGCTTGCTGCTGGCGGCTCGGCGTCTGGGTCGTGCCGGGATACGGGGTAATGAACGACGAGTAAGCGCCGGTCAGAACCTTGAATGAGTTGACGCCAAAGGCTCCGCGCACCTGGTGGAACACTCCAAGTAAACGGTCTGCGAGGGTGGCAGGCGTGGTGACGAGATACGCGGCGTCGCTCACCAGCTTGCGTGCCGAGTAGTAGAAGTCGGTCGCGTCCTGGATCTCGCCGGCCAGGTTGAAGCCGGGCGAGGAGAGATAGTTGCCGATCGCCTGCAGCTGCTCGGTGGCCGCTTCCAGCACGAAGCCAGGGAAGCCGTCGGTGATGAACCGGCTCACGAAGGTCTGCTTCGAGGCGGCCTCGAGGGCATTGCCTGCCGAGCTGATGGCGGTGACGCTGTCGATGCTGCTGCGCGGGAACGACGCCGAGCCCGCCTCGGTGAACGACATGCTCACGCGAGCCATGCCGCCCTCGTCGTTGGACTCGCGCACCGTCAGCCCGCCGGTCAGGCATACCGTCAGCTCACCCCGGTAGGGGTGCACCAGCTGACCGGGCCCTGCCTGTTCGCAGGCGGAGATCAGTGCGTTGAGGGCGGTCTTGTAGTTAGCCCCCAGTAGGTAGCCGTCGACCGTGAATTCGCGCGCCTTACGGCCCAGGTCCTCGGTATACGGCACATCGCGCTGGGCGTGCTCATGCGTTACTTGGCGGCGCCCGTAGCTGCTATCGGTGGATTCCACAAAGAAGGCGGCGCCCCTGAACGACGCCTGCCTGTATTCATCACGCCACGACATTTTGCCCCCTATTACGGCGCGGCCATCGCGTAGCCGAGATTGGTGTCAAACTTGGCGCCGTTGCTTCCCTGCGTATGCACGCGGGTGCCAGGCGGCAAGTTGCTCATATCGACCTTGACCAGCACTTCTTGAGGTTGGCTGGGCGCCGCAGCTGCGACCTGCTTGCCGACTGCTGCTGCCCGCTGCCCCAGATCCCGTGCGCCATAAGTTGGCTGAGACAGCATAGGAGCACCGCCCCCTGCGGCGTAGGACCCTGGCTGCACTGCCACAGGCTCCGCTCCGGATATCCCCAACAGTCCCTTCATCCAGTCAGGCAAGCTACTGGCTACAGCCGAGGCAGCTGCCGAGATCTTCTCGCGCAGGATCGCGGCGATGTCCCAGTCGGTGAAGTATTTGATTAGTCCGTTGAACGCTTCCATGATCAAGGTGACTGGATTGTATTCCAGCCATACCTTCACCATTCCATTCAGGATGCCATCTTGGAAGGCCTCCTTAACTCCTGCCCATTTTTTCTCGAAGAATGCGACGATGCCATCCCAGCTGTCATAAATGATGTAAGCAAGCCCAGCGATGCCAGCTATAGCAAGCATGAACCAGCCCACCGGCGTGGTTAGGATCGCGGCACCAAGCCCGTAAATCGCTGTCGTCAGCGAGTAGAGGCTAGTCAGCAAGAAGCCCCCCACCAGCGTGGCGAACGTGCCGAAGACGACGTTGGCGCCGCCGAAGGTATCGACCAGCCACCCGATCGCATTACCTACGGGCTGAAAGGCGTCGGCCAGATCACCAAGAAATCCGATCAGCTGCTCGATCCGCCCAGGCAGCTCCTCGGCGAACTTGGCGCCGAAAGCCTCGATCTGCGGTCGGTACTGCACGAACATCGTTACCAGCTTGTCGGCCAGCTTGTTGAGATGCGGCAGGACGGCAGCGCCGATCGTGTTCCGGATCCCGGTAAGGCCGCTGGTGAGGCGGTTCATCTGCCAGTTGAACTCGCGCGCCGCTGCAGTGGTTTTGCTGTCCATCACGACACCGAGGTCGCGGGCCTCCTTGCGGAGCCGCGCCATCTCGACGGAGCTGGCGCTGAGCATCTCAGTGAACTGCTCACCACCCTGTCCACCAAACAGCTCGTCGGCAATGCGCTGGCGCTTGCTGACGTTGGTGACCTTGCGCATCTGGGTGAGCACCAGGTTGAACAGCTTCTCGGTGTCCCCCGCCGTGGCCTTGATGGTCTTCTGATCCAGACCGATGCGCTGGAACGCTTCCTCTGCGCTGCCCTTGCCGGTAGTGGCGAACTCGTCGGCGCGCAGCGACAGCTCCTTGAGGCCATCGATAAGCGCGTCATTCTGGACGCCGAAGCGGCTGCCAGCGTACTGCAGCTCCTGCAGAGTCTCGGCAGAGAGGCCAAGTCGCTTAGACCAGTTCTCTACCTCGGTGCCGGATTCCGCCATGCTGGTCGCCATGCCAATGGCAGCCGCTGCCGCAGCACTCGCAGCAGCAACGATTCCGGCGCCCAAGGCCACAATCTTCTTGAGCACGCCAGTGGCTGCTGTGCCGACGTTCTTGAGGTTGCTGGCCAGCCTGGGAAGGCCGCTCTTCTCGGCCAGGTTGCCGAGCGTGCCACGAATGCCGGAGGTGGCGCTGCGCACCTTGCCCAGCATAGACCGCAGCGGGCCGGTGAGTTGATCCACCGCCCGCAGCACTATGTTTAAAGGGTACTGTTTTTCTGCCACTCAGCCCATTCCTCAGCACGCTCTAACCACCAGTCCAGCTCGTCGAAGTCGAACTCCCACACCTCCGACGGCTGGACCCCCATCACCTTCGTGACGACCGTTACTGCGCTGGCCCAGTCCCGAGGGCACTCAACAAAAAATCGTTCGCTTCCTTCAGGATGACCTGCTGATCTTCCTCGGCCATGTCTTCCAGTACGGCAGGCGTATGTCCGATCATCTTGGCGCCGAGGTCGATCAGAGTGCCGAACTCGATGTTGATAGACACGCCACCATTGGCATCGGCGCCGGCCTTGAGGGAGCAGGAGCGCAGGTGACGCAGCTTGCGGGCGATGGTCACCTCGGTGATCTCTTCCTTGCCGAACATCACCGGCACGCTCAGGACGTGAACTCGTTCTTTGGCCATCAGCGGACCTCCTCTGCACTCATGCCTTCGAAGCGGATGGTGGCGTTACCTTCCTCGGTATTGCCGGTGCCCTCGGAGGCCTCCCAGGCCTGCCGCAGCACGATCACCTTGCCGTTTGCCAGCTCCAGAGTGACGGTGGCGTCGGTGGTCTTGCGCACCGCTTCCATGTTCATCTCCTGGCGATCGGTGATCTCGCCCTCGATGTAGGGGATCTGGGGCGTCTCCTTGTAGCCGTGCACACGATCGGCGCCGACGACACCTTCCTTGCGCGGGATCCCCAGGTTGTAGGTGAAGTTGCCCTTGGCGTAGTAGGTGTCGCCGTTGACCTTGAGGGCAATCAGGCCGCCGACGCGGTTTTTCGATGCCATGCTGTTTCTCTCCGAAAGTTGGGGTTCCGCCCGTTACAGGCGGAACTGGATCTTGTTGGCCACGATGCGCAGCTGGTTGACCAGGTCAGGCGGCAGCAGCATGTCGAGACGGTTCGGGTCGGACACGTTGCGTTCGGCGATCAGGTTCTCCTTGAACGATTCGATGTCCTCGACGAGGCCGATCTCCTCCCACTCGCGGAACTTCGCGATGGCCTCGGCCTTCATCACCACCGGGGTGACCACAGCCTGACCGGTGCCGTAGCGCGTACCGTCGTCGGCCAGCTTGTGGCGCGGGTACTTGCGCAGGACGTAGTCGCGCCAGTCGTGGCGGATGAACATCAGCGTGAACAGCGTCTCGCAGTCGAGATAGCTGATATCCGGAGCCCCGGCGTTGTTGGTCTTGTAGGTGGTGATCAGGCGCTCCGCCTGCATGACGCCAGAGACGACCTTCGTGGTCGCGATGCCGTCGAACAGCAGCAGGTTGCGTTCCTGGTTGGTGAACTGATCCTTGGTGGCCGGCGGCAGGCACCACTTGTACGGCAGGTTCTGCACCGGGCGCGCAGGGTCGATCGCCAGATAGTAGGCCGCGATCGCCATGGTCTCGGCCGCCTTCTCATAGGCCGGCATCGGCTCGCTGTTCGCCATCATGATGTCGAGGTGCGGGCTGTTGTGGCTGTCCCCGAGCGCGCCCAGGCTGCCCTGGGTGCCGCGGGCAGCAGCGAAGGCGTGCGCTTCGATCTCGTTGTCCCAAGCGAACCGGGCGGCCAGCTCGTTCTTGAGCAGCAGCAGGTTGGCGCTGTCGGTGTACGGCATGGCCCATGTGTGCAGCCACTCGTCGCCCAACGCGGCCAGCGCGTTGGAAATGGTCGGATTGCCGGTACCGCCAGCCAAGGCGGTGATCGTCACAGTCAGACCGGCAGGAGTGGACTGGCCGTCGTAGTAGTTCACGCGGACGTCCAGGGTGTTGCCGCACTCGCCCTTGTGCTTGGCGGTCAAGGTAACGGTGCTGGTGGCGGCCGACGCCGTGACAGGCAGATCGGTGTCTGCGGTGATGGCGGCAGCGACAGACGTGGCCACGGCAGCCGGCGTGTCGCCTGAGGTCACCAGCACGTCGACCGAGCGACCGGCGATCAGCAGGTGCAGGGTGCCGGAGTTGGTTGCCGCAGCGCCGAAGACGATGGTGCCAGTGGCCGCCACGCCGGATCCGGAATCGGCGATCGGCATGACCTGCAGCTCGGTATAGCTGTCCTGGGCCAGCGCAGCGCGCACCATACCAGCCAGCATCGAGCCCTTGCCAAACAGGGTGTCAGCCTGGGCGGCGCTGGTCACGCGCACCAGCTGCTCGGCCGTGGCGGTACCTGAGGCCAGCTTCTGGCCGAGGAGCAGGCGGCGATAGGTGATCGACTGCGGGCCGCGAACGGCCTGCGAATTGTCGATCTCAGAATAGACGCCGGGCTTACGGAGAGAGCCCGGGCCCGGGATGGTGTCGAAACTGATAGTCATCATTTACCCCCTGCGGTTTTCTTCTGGCTGGTCTCGGCCTTGGCTTCGGCCTCGGCTTCGTCCTGCTTGATCTCGACCACATCCTGGTCCCGCAACTTGCGGACCCAGTAACTGGTCATCTCCACCGACTCACCCTCGGCAGCGAGGGGGCGGTAATTGCCGGGGTGACGCACCAGGCATCCCTCGGCCGGTTTCAGCATCTTGCGCTCAATCATTCGCTCAGCCCTGTGATAGTGGTTTGTGCTCGGTCGGCCGGGTTCGGCTGCGCGTTGTCGAGACTGTACTCGACGTGCACGGTGTCCATGTCCGGCAGTGTCTGTGTGAATTCTTCGTCGGGGGCTTCACGGTAGTAGGTCGCCTGGAAGGTCAGACCAACGGCCCCGATGGGCACTTCGCCCTGATCGACGATGGTGATGTTCGTGCTGACGTACTCGGTGTCATCAGCCGTCCCCTGCAGTGTATCATTGCGGGCGACGATGCGCTCTATGATCTCGGCAGCGTTATCCAGCTCCACATCCACCTGATCGGAGTCTGCGGCCAGGAACTCGAACACGAGCTCGACGACGCAGCGGTACTCGCGCGGAGCGACGTTGAATACCTCCGCTGTCTCGTTGCGAGTATAGATCACCAGGGCCGGCAGCTGACTGCGGTTGGAACGCTGCCCCGGCCGCTGCGAGATCGCCTTCATCCGGTTCAGGAATACGCGATCCTCCCACGGCCCCTGATTGAGGAGTAGGGTCTTGGCCGCTTCCCTGATTGTCTGGCGTGGGTGCGTCATAGCATGTTCAGAGGCAGCGTTACCGTGCCCTGCCCATCAAGTTGAACATCGACCACGCGATAGAGGTACCCGCGCACCTCCACCTCGTCGTCGAGGTCCGGCATCTGCTGCAGTGCCGACAGCTGAAAGCTGACCTGCGGCGAGTTGCTGATAATCTTTGCGCCGGTGTCTGGATCTACCTTCACCGACTGCGCCTCGAAGATCCCGTCGAGATAGTACGGAGTGCCGCCGACATGGGTGTACTGGATCCGGCCCTGACCATTCTCATCCACGCCGTCACCGAAGGTGCTGACACAGACGCCCATGGCCCGGTTGACCATCTCTTCCCACTTGGTTTGTGTTGCCGGCATTGCTCTCTCCTGCTTGAAAACAGGCGCCCCGGAGGGCGCCTATACTGTCCGCTCTGGCGGTCGGTTACTCGGTAGGCTTCAGGTCAGCCAGCTCGGCCTTGAGGGCCTCGTTGGCTCCCTTAAGCTGCTCGTTCTCCTCTGTGAGGCGAGCGATCTCGGCTTGCGCCGCAGCCAGTTCCGCACCGCCACCCTTGGAGGTGGCCACCGGCGCCTGCGGTTCGTCAGCCAGATGGCCGCCTTCCTGCAGCGCCTTGATCACCGCCTTAGACAGATCCTTGTGCGGATTGTCCGACTCCTTCAGGTCGACGATCTTGTCACCGACCTTCAGCTTCACGCGTCCTTTGATGTAGTGCATACGTCACTCCTTACGGGGCCAGCACGTTGGCGCAGAAGCCAGCGTTGGGACGGTACGGGGCCAGCACCGGCGCGGACTGCATGAGCAGGTTGCGCGCGGACGGGTCTTCGATAACCCAGGACTTGGAGAAGTACTCCATGGCCTGGAACCCGGCGGCTTCGTCCTTGATGGCGCCGAAGTGGCGGACACCCATGATGTCACCAACACCCAGCACGGTGCCCTTCGGCAGCATGGCGGTCTCGGAGCTGGCGCCGTCGCCGAGGTACCAGTCGGCATAGACCCAGTAATCGAAGGTACCGTCGTTACCCTTGTACTGGACGTGATCCGGGATCATACCGAGATCGATCACACCGGACTGCACGCGGCGCAGATCCAGCTTCTTCTCCAGCGCAGAGGTCTCGCGGAACACCTGCCACGCGGACGGGTCCATCACGATAGTGCGCACGGAGCTGCCGGACTTCTGCAGCACGTCCAGGGACCAGTCTTCCAGATCGGTGATCGGCTTGACGCCAGCCTCGCCCCAGTAGGTACCGGAGCCCAGTTTGATGGTCAGATCAGCGTGGCGACCGAAGTTCAGGTTGATCGGCTTCTCGGTGCCGTCCGGCATCAGCATGCTCAGGCTCAGGCTGCCGGTACGCAGGATCTGCGCAGCCCACACCTCCATGCGGCGGGTCAGCATGTCGACCTGGTCGCGCAGATCCATGCGAATGGCCAGCTCGCGGCGCTGCTGCGGGGTCATGTTCTGACCGGTGCCGATCTGTTCACCCGCCATCCGCTTGAACGGACGGGTGGCATCGTGGACGCGCAGATCCTTGATGTAGGCCGGCTTGATGGATTTGGTCTCGTAGCCACGAGACTCGACCAGCTTGCCAGGCACCAGCGGGTGAACCACCGGGGCGAGACGACGCTTGGTGCCATCGACTTCGACGTCGAAGTAGACGGTGTCCTCGAGCGCGTTCACCACCTCGCGGAAGAAGGTGTTGAGCAGGAACGCCGGGGTGCGCTTGAGCGATTGCACCACGCCGTTCAGATAACCAATGCTGTAGATATCCATGTTGTCCCCCGATTAGGCCGGCACGGCGTCGTGCAGGTAGATAGATTTGTCGCGCAGACCGTCGCGCACGCTGGCCGCAGTGTGGCCAGTGCCGAAGGTCATTGCGCGGCTGTTGAAGTCGCCAGAGACGTAGACGAAGGAGACCTTGTCGCCGCCAGTGGCATCGATGTCCTCGCCCAGGATGCCATAGGGCACCTGGGAGCCGTCGCTGGAAGCGGACAGGCTCAAGGTCACCTTGCCGCCGGTGGTGATCTTGCCGACCAACGCACCGCGCTTGAGGTTCTGACCGCTGACGACGGTCACGCCCAGAGTGCGGATCGGAAAATCACCGCCAATGAGCAGATCCGGCTTGAAGGTGCCCTCTGCGCCGTTGAAGCTGGGATTGAAATCCATGGTTTCCCCCTACCTTTACTGGATGCCGAACTGCTTACCCAGCTCAGCAGAGCGAGAGACAGCAGCGTTGATGTCGTTGGGGTCGGTGTCGGTATCGGCACCAACGTTCGGATTCTTCTCGTCGCGCATGCGCTGGTCGAAGCTGGCGAACCCGCCATTGCCCTCTTGCTTGGCCGACTTGGCCAGCAGAGCGACAGCAGCATCCACCGGCATGTCGGTGGAGAAAGCCAGGTGCTGGGCGAGGTCGCCACGCCCTTCGGCCTGCTCGTTGGACAGGATGCCCTGGATGCGGGTGCGCTCTGCGGCAGCGCCAGCGGCGTTGCCTTCAGCCCGGAGAGCGTCTGCGGCCTCCGGATGCAGTTCAACCACCTGGGCGGCGGTCAGTTTTACCGGCTTCTGGTCAGCGGCCGGGGCGCCGTTATTGTCGGCCATGTCGTTCTCCTCGATAGCCTGGATGTCAGCGCCGCCATTGGCGGCTGCCATGGGACCGCGCCCACCGAACGCGCGACTCTTGAGACTGGCGATCACGCCCTCATAAGAGCCGACGCTGTCGGCAAGCCCGGCGTTTACTGCGGCCTGGCCGACGAACACGCCGCCCTTGCCATAGTTCTCGAGCACATCGTCAGTGGTGGTGCCGCGATAGGCGGCCACTTTGGCGACGAACACCTCAGAGAGAGAGTCCACCAGATCCTGCATCTTCTGGCGGCCGGCGTCGCTTGCCGGATCGGTGCGCTTGTACGGAGACTGGCTGCTCACGACCTCGTAGGTCTTGACGCCACTCTTCTCGTCACGTTCCCGCGTGTCCTTCACGCTCATGACTGTGCCGATACTGCCGAGGATGGCGGTATCGGACGCGACGATTTCATCTGCTGCACTGGCTAACCAGTATGCCGCAGATGCGCCCATTCCGCCAACATAAGCGACGATCGGCTTCTTGCCGCGCGCAGCTGCGATCTGGTCGGCGAACTCAGACACGCCGTTGGCCTCACCGCCAGGGCTGTCGATGTTCAGCAGGATCGAGCTGACGTTCGGGTCATCGACTGCCTTGGCAAAGTCGCGAGCAAGCAGGTCGTAGCTGGTGGCGCCGCTCAGCATGGTGAACAGGTTGGCGTACCGGAACAGCGGGCCCTGCACCGGCAGGATCGCCACGCCGTCGCGGAACTCCACGTCGTAGGTGTTTTCGAGCGGGCGCCCCAGTTTCTGGGCCACCGCCTCCGGGCTCATGTTCTCGCGCTGGGCGATCTCCATGATGGTGTCCATCACTTCGCGGGTGATGGCCCAAGGCTCGCTCTTGATGCGGGAAAGGATGCGGATCACTCCTGCACCTCCTTATCGGGATTGTCTTGGGTCTGCTCGTCGTCCGACGGGTAGGTTTTCGGCTGCATGCCCGGTGCTCCACCTTGGGGCGGCGGCGCGTGCACATCATCGAGGCCAAGTTCCAAGCCGCGCTCGCGCTCGCGTGCGCGCTGCTCCAGCACTTCCTCCCAGTCGAGGCCCTGCTCGGCGCACTCGCGCTCCAGGGTGGAGACGCTGATCCGCATGCGGGTCTCTGCTGCATCCGCTTCCTTGGTCGGGTCGATCCAGCCACGGCCGGGGCCGATCCACTGGCAACGGCAGTAGGCGACGCGGTTGTCGTAGAAGTCTGGCGCCTCGACCTCACCGCGCTGGATCGCTTCCTCGAGCCACAGCTCGTAGATCGGGTCGCACCAGTAGGTGGACAGCCACTCGCGGCGGGCCATGAAGTAGCGCCAGGCCTCCAACAGCGCGGCGCGGGCCGAGCTGTAGTTGGTCTTGCTGAAGTCCTTCATCAGCAGTTCGTAGGGGATGTTCAGGCCGGTGCTGATGTAGCGGAGGACTGCCTCGACGAATGCGGAGTAGGCGCTGTTCGGGCGGGTCGGCGTGAAGGAGTTCAGCTTGTCACCAGGGAACAGCGGGATGATCCCGGCGCCCTCGAGTTTCACGTCGAAGCCGGCCTTGTCCCGTTCCTTGAGGTACTTCTTCGAGTCACCGAACAGATCGGCGATGTCCTGGCCCTGCAGCGGCGTCTCGATGAAGGCCGCGATCATGCTGTTGACCACAGCGGTCTGCAGCTCGATGCGCTGATAGTGGTCGAGCATTTTGAAGGCCCCCATGACGCTGGTCATAATGGCCTTGCCGCGGCTCTGCCCGGCGCGCAGCTTCTCGTAGAGGTGGACCACCTTGCGGCGGCCGAAGGCGGTGCGGGCCTGCACGCGCTCGAAGCTGCCGTCGAACCCGGCCATGTATGCATCAGCCGGGTGAGACTTGCGGATGTGGTAGGCGACAGGCTCGCCGTATTGGTTGATCTCGACGCCGTCGCGCATGGTGGCGGTGATGGTGCCAGGCGAGCAGAGCCGAGCGGGGTCGATCGACTGGATAGCGGTGGACCACTTCGCACCCGGGCGATCCGGCAGCCAGAGCGCCAGCGCCAGGCTGTCGCCGCTGATGAACGCCGTGCGCAGCTGCAGGACAGTCATGCCGCCGAACGTCAGCTGACGAGCCGCATCAAACTCCAGGCTGTCGGCGAACGTGCGCCACTTGGCCTCGACGTTGCGGGCCCACTCGTCGGCCCACTCCTTCGTCTTGCCCAGCGCGCGATAGTCCGGCTTTGCAGCCAGGCGCAGGCCGGTGCCGACGATGTTGTCGATGTTGGTGCGGATGGCACCGCCCGCGATGCCGTTGTTGCGCTCGAGGTCGTAGGAACGAGCAGCAATGGTGCTCGCCTCGCCAAGCAACTCGGCATCAGCGGATTCAAGAGATGGGGTCCAGTCGCGCAGCTCGCGCGCCATGCGGGAGGCGGCAAAGTGCGCCGTGTCCGCCGCACGGATCGGATTGCCCTGATGGTCAAGCAACTGCACTTTGCCGTTCATACGTTAGAAAATAAACCTGATTGGCCCGCGGGGTTTGCCGGTGCCTTCGCACGCGGCAATCTCGTCCTTCAGCTGACCAATATATCGGCGCAGCTCAGTAAGGTTAGCGACAGTATACTTGACAGATTTACCGCTGCCAAACTGCACCGACTCTTCCTTCGTGCCTGTCACTAGGTTGTGCAGCGCAAGTTCTGCCTGGGCTAGGTAGACTTTCTTCTGCGGGAGATCTTCGCAGCTCATAGATATGGGTCGCTCGCTTTGGTGATTTTTCGCCGGACGTAGACGATGTCTTCGTCATCGGCATCATCGGTCCGCACTCGCAGACCGTCCTCCAGATCCTTCCACTCCTCCTCGTCCCAGCGGTCTACCCCTGCCAATGCCGCCACCGCTCGGGCGTACACCCGGCAGTCGAGAGGCTCGTTTCGGTCGTAGACCTTCTCCCACTGGTAGCGCCGAAAGCCCTTGACTAGACGAGGGACGATCTCTTCAGCGGTGATGCCTTTGAAGTATTCTTCGCCATACTCAGGGAAATGACAATAGCCGAACGGTAGTTCTTGTCCGCTCTCTACGGTCGGTTTGTCTTGCTTCAACCACCCGTAAAGCTCGGTCTTTACCAGGGAGATCCCGACCGGCCACAGTTTTACACTCTTACCCGCGCGTTTCCCTCTGGTGTTTACCTGCACCTTCTTGGGCTGCCCCATGATCATCTGGTAGGTGTCGCGACCGTCGACGCCGAAGACGCGGCTCACTGGATGGGTGCTGACGTACTGGTAGACGACGCTGGTGTTAAAGCCGGTGTCGATCGCCATCATGCGAACCTGCATCCGGCCGCCGAGCTCATGATCCCACCACTCGTTCAGCACTTCGCTGAGCCGAGGCCATGGCGAGTTGGGGCCGTTGAGCTGGCTGGTGTCGCCCGGGATCACCCGGTAGTCGATGGACCAGCTCTCCATCCGGCGGCCATAGCCGACGATCTCCAGCTCGAGACGATCCTTCTGCACGTCGACGCCGCAGAACAGCACCAGGGCGCCAGCCGGCACGACGTTGCGGCGGTAGTTCTCGCGGCGATCGTAGAGGCGCTTCCAATCGGGCGCGTCGCCCTCGCCCTTGTAGGGCTCCCCCATCACCGTGTTGATGAAGGTCTTGCGCTCCTCGATGTTCTTGTGGCTCTCGATCCACTCGCGCGCCAGCTGCTCCCAGGTGGCGTTCGGGCTGTAGCTGTAGGCCGCCCAGATGTGGAACGAAGCGTGCCGCTGCTCGGCGTTCTGATTGGTGGGCACCCACCCCATGGTCGGGTCGCCGGCCAGGTTCAGCTTGTCGGCCTGCTCCACCATCCAGCGCTGGTGCCGGTACTCGATGACACAGCCGTTGTGCACGCACATGAAGTAGGCCGTCTCCGGGCGGCCCTTGTCCCACTTGAGGTTCTCCCACTTGAGCACCTGGGGCTGTTTGCAGTGCGGGCACGGCACGAAGTAGTACCGCATGTCGCCGCGCTCGAACCGGCGCTTGATCCGGCTGGTGCTGTCGAGGGTCGGCGTGCTGCCGGCCAGGATCTTGCGGTTCCAGAAGTAGTCGGTCCGCTTGATACCCAGCTTGATCTGGTCGCCTTCCTCGCCGGCCGTGGCGGCGTAACCGTCCACCTCATCGAATGCCAGGAAGCGGATGGACACCCGGCGGAAGCCACGCGGGCTATCGGCACCGACCAGGCGCAGCTGGCCGCCCGGGAACTGCTTGTGCAGGATCGTGTTGCCGCCGTCGCGCCGGTTCGATTCCGGGACCAGCGCCATCAGCACCTCGGTGTCGCGCAGCATCGGCGCGATCTCGTCCTTGGAGTAGCCCTCCGCGTCACCGATGGTCGGCTGCACCACCATGATCGGGCACGGGTCGTAGTGCATGTGGAACCCGATCGCGTGGTTGATGATCTTGGTCCAGCCGACCCGGGCCGACTTCATCACAGTGACCGCCTCGATGTGCCGGTCGGTGATGGCGTCCATGATGCCGCGCTGGTATGGGATGGTGCGCCACTTGCCGAGGTCGGCGGACGACTCGGCTGACAGGATCGCGTGCTCGTCGGCCCACTGGGACAGGGTAAGTTTCGGGGGAGGTGCCCATGCAAGCATCACCTCCGCCATCAGATCATCGACCTCCAACGGATAGTTCCTCCAGGGCCTCGGCTACGAGCGTCTCAAGCTCTTCGATGTCGCGGACGGTCAGCGTCGGGATCCGGCTCTTGGCCTTGCTCGGGACGCCCATCAGCTTGCTCTTGGCGGCGGTGATCATGTTCACCAGCCGGATCTTCATCTGGTCGGCGTTGACCAGCTTCCCGACCTTCTCCTCGTACTCGAGCTTGGTGATGCGGGCCTTGTAGGCCTCGGTGATCGCCTTGCTCTGGGCGATCGTCGGGATGCCCTTGCCGGCGGTGAGCGCCTGAGCGCCTTCATCGTCGCCACCGCCTGCAGGCGGAGCCGGCTCCTCGCCCTTGGCCCTGGCATGCGCCGCGGCACGAGACTGGCTCATGACCTGCTTGTCGCGCACCTGGTTGGGGTCCACGTTCTGACCCCAGGCCACGCGGGCCTCCTCCGGCTTGGTGATGACCGGCACCTTGCGGCCGGAGCTGAGCGTCTTCTCCCCGACGCAGTCCGGCGGGATCTTGCCGGAGGCGATCGCCTTGCGAACCGCCTCCCCTGATTTGTCGACCCAGCGCCCAAACTCGCGCAGGCCCATTTGCTCCATCGGCATAAGCGATCAGCGCCGTCAGGCGACCTCGTCGACGGCGCCGTTGTCGTTGGCCGGCTGCTCGGTGAATGGACGCCCTGCGGTCATGAAGCCAGGGAACGGGGCGACGTTGACATCGCTGGCGCGGCCGGTCTCGAGATCGGCGAAGGACTGGCCGGTTGCCTCGAGGTGGGCGGTACGCCCGGTTGCCTCCTGCCAGCGCACCACGATCACGTCGACGTAGCGCGGGTCCAGCTCCATCAGGCGGGCCACGTGGCCGCTTATCTCGCAGGCAAGCAGGGTCGTGCCGCTACCGCCGAAGAGATCCAGCGTCACGCCACCAGGCGGGCAGCTGTTGCGCACCTGGTACTCGAACAGCTCGACCGGCTTCATGGTCGGGTGCTCGGCGTTGCGGCTCGGGCGGTTGAAGTCGAGGACGGTGGTCTGGCTGCGGTCGCTGCCCCAGTAGTGGGCGGCGCCCTCCTTCCAGCCGTAGAGGCACGGCTCGTGCTTCCAGTGGTAGTCCTGGCGGCCGAGGACGAAGGCGTTCTTGTTCCAGATCAGGCACTGGCGAACCTTCCAACCGACGTCGCGAGCGGCGCCCCGGAAGTTGAATCCCTCGCTGTCGGCGTGCCAGATGTAGAACCCGGCGCCCGGGCGCATCACGGCGTCGGCCGCTGCGAATGCATCGCGGAGGAACTGTCGGAAGTCGCCGTCGGCCATGCTGTCGTTCTCGATGGTCAGCGCCTCGGCGGTCTTGCCCTCGTAGGCCACGTTGTAGGGCGGGTCGGTCAGCAGCAGGTCGGCGAGCGCGCCGCCCATCAGCTGCTCCACCTGGTCGATGCTCAGGCTGTCGCCGCACATCACCCGGTGCTTGCCCAGCAGCCACACGTCGCCCAGCCGGCTCACCGGCTCGGGGCGAACCTCTGGCACCGCGTTGACGGTGTCCTCGTCGAGCACTGTGGGGATGTCCTCGTCGCTCATCAGGTCGGCGAGCTCCTCGTCGCTGAACCCGGTCAGCTCGAGGTCGAACCCGTCCACCTCAAGGTCGGCCAACTCGGCGGCCAGGATCTCCTCGTCCCACCCCGCGTCGAGGGCGAGCCGGTTGTCGGCGAGGATGTAGGCGCGGCGTTGGGAGTCGGTCAGGTAGTCCAGGACCACGACCGGCACGGTATCCATGCCCAGCTTCTGGGCCCCCATCAGGCGACCGTGACCGGCGATGATGCCGTCGGAGCTGTCGACGAGGATGGGATTGGTGAAACCGAACTCAGCGATCGAGGCGGCGATCTTGTCTATCTGCGCCTGCGAGTGTGTCCGGGCATTGCGAGAGTACGGCTTGAGTCGCTCGAGCGGCCAATGCTCGATGCGCTCAGCCATGGCGAGTTGTCGTTTCAAGTGTCACCCCAGCCGGTTCGATAGTTGTCAACGTGCATTGTAGCGAGTTGACAACCCTCGCGCCAAGTATATCCGGGGCGTTTTACTGCGATGTCACGGCGGCTTTACTCGGATCCTGTTGGTTCACCGGAGCACCGCTAGGGTCACGCTGAGCGTCGTGACAACCCGTTTTGCGGCCAGTCTATAGAGATATTGCGGGGCTCGAAATCCCCGTGCGCGTCGGGCGGCAGGAAGGACCCGTTGAAGGGGGGGGGTGGCAGGTGCCTTTGCCCTTGCCCCTCCCCCTGTCATGGCCTTGCCCTGCCTCACTTCGCAGTTGCCAACGCATGGTTGAAGGCCTTTTCGAACTCGAAGAAGTACCACTTGCGCTGGATGTTCTCGGCGACCTGGAAGAACGGATAGCGCTTGCGGTAGTAGGGCGATGCATCGGTGAACAGCATGATCGGCTTCACCCCATCACCGAAGCCGGACATCACTCGCTCCCACACCCCTGCTTGTCCTGAGATGGTGGCGACGAAGTACTTGGAGGCGTTGCCCTTGCGTCGACTGCGTGCGCTGTTGGTGGCGTTGGCATCGTAGCCTGTCTCGCTGAACGCCTTGAGCCCTGACATGACCCTGACGATCTGCCCCTTGGACATGTTGCCGTAGGAGTCGATCTGCGCACCGGATCCCGGTACGACGAACTGACTGGGCTGCATGAGCCCTCTTGCGATCAGGGCCTTCTCGAAGCGCTTGTGCTTCCGCTGTCCGCCATAGACCGAGTAGGGCATGTACTTCTCGGCGGGTGTGCCTTTGGCCCCATAGTCGTTGAACCAGACGTGCGCCTCGATAGGACGCTTCCGCCAATCTGCCCTGCGGGTGTAGAGGCTGTTGATGGTCCAGCGGGTCGGCTGCTTGAGCCTGGTGTGCATCACCGCGATCTCGTTGGTGCGCACGCGCTTGGCCAGTTCGGTAAGAGCCACTGCGGTGGCGTATGGGATATGCCTGGTGATGTTATCGCCCATGAGGCGCTTGATGCGGTCCAGGTCGTCTTGAGCCTTGATAGTGATCATGGTTGCCCCCTGTGTAATTGGCTGGATCTTAGCCCTGCGGGAGCTCTGGAACCAAGGGTAACGCTCGTTACCTCTCGTTACCCCTGTCGTTACCTCTCTCGTTACCCCTACTTTTCCAATGAATTCAACGCTTTACTACTACTACTACTACAAAGGTAACGATATATATATAAATGAACACACATACGCGCATGCGCGCACACTGGGCAAAGCCTCGTGCACATGTGTTTCCCTCATATGAGTATATTTTTCCGCTGATTTTCCGTTACCTCGTTACCTTTGGCGGCTTTTTGGCGGGTAATCAATGACTTACGCGAGATTTTAGGGGTAACGGACGGGGTAACTGAGGGTGACGAAAAGCCATTTCGTTACCGCTGGGCATGAAAAAACCCGCCGAAGCGGGTTTCTATGATGGTGCCGATGATCACTCGATCGGCACGGTAACGAACTTCGACTTCACACCTCCGAAGCTCACGGTCTTGTCGACCTTCACTGCCCCCTCTATGCGGGCCAGCGTCCGCGACCACGATTTCTCCCACTGCGTCCCTGCCAACACGCGCTCGAGCCCCCGGTGCGAGTTGGCCACCTGGATCGTCCTCTCGGACACGATGATCCCGAGCCGTCGCAGCGTTTCCTCGGCCTCCTTGCGCGTCACGTCGTAGTCACGCTCCAGCCCTGCGAGGAAGTTCACCATCTCGCCTATGGACCGCTGACGCGGGCCCATATTGCCGCTGACGGTGCACACATGCCCGAAGATATGGGCCAGACACATCTGCTCGTCGTTCTGGTCCTGGATGGCGCGCTCCTCGGCCCAGTCCTGCTCCTCGAGCCACTTGCGGGCACTCTCAGGGGTGATCTTGTTCGAGCTGTAGAGCGCGTAGGCGCCCGCGAGCAGCGTGCCTATCTGGTCGCCCAGGCGTCGCATGCCCAGCACGATGGCCCCGGCCTCGGCGAACACACGCGCGTTGTGGCGAATGACCGGGATCATGCTGATGGCCCGGGCGTGCATCCGCGACACCCACTCCGGTGTCATGGTCTCGTCGATCATCTCCAGCATGCGGTTGAAGTTCTCGACGCCCCTGGCCTTGTCCGGGTCGGGAGTGAGGGAGAGCACGCTTACCCGGGTGCGCGCAGCGTGCTGGCTTATGTTCACGCCGATGGACGCGAAGGCGAACATGGAGCGGATCCGGAAAGCCTGCGCCCTGCCGTTGCTGCTGCCCTTGTAGATGGCCGCCCCGTTATCGGTGGCCGACAGGGTGAGCAGCTTCATGATCTCCTGCACCTGCTCGCTCTGCTTCTTGCCCTCGCTCTCGATCTCGTCGAACACCACCGGGATCGCGTCGGCCTCGAGGCCCTGGCGAACGCCTGCCTCTGAGGTGCTGCTCGCAGCGTAGAGGCAGACCGATTCGACCATGCGCCAGATGATGAGCTCCATGACCGTCGATTTGCCCGACCCTGACTTACCGGTGATCCAGATGCTGGGCCGATAGGACAGCGCCCCGCAGATCGGCGCGATGAGGCACCAGCCGGCCAGCAGCTTGCCCGAGATCGGCTTCTCCCACGTCGGCATCGAGCAGATGTGATCCAGCTTCACCGCCTCCGACGTCGGCAGGGGGTCCTTCGTGTTCACGTTCCACGCTGGGCGTGACTCGTAGATGTACCGGGTCGGGATGTTGATGAGGTTGTGCGAGGTACCGTCGATCCACACCGAGTCACCGACGTGCACCGCGGCGCGGCCATTGTCCCACCATGCACCGCGCCCACGGATGTGCTCGTCCCGGAACACGCCCACGCGCTTGCTCTGCTGGATCAGGGCGTTGGCCGCGAGCGACCAGTCGACCACGTCCCCCGACTTCTTGCCTGACGGGAATTGGAACTCCCACCAGTTCAGCGGGGCCAGCAGCAGCATGTTCAGCTTGGTGTGCGCGCTCGCCGACAGCTCGAGGATCTGCGACACGTCGTTGGGCAGGTAGTAGCAGTAGCCCCTGTTCACGCCAAGCAGCCTGAACGGCATCCCCGGCTGGTCGTTGTACTCCGGTGGCGGCGTCTCCTCGTCTCGGTATGCCTGGCTCTCGTCGTAGGGAGGCGCCTCGTCATAGGGAGGGGGCTCGTTGTCGTTGGCCGGCACTGGCTCGGGCTGGGGCAGGATCTCCCCGGGTGAGCGCAGCTGCTGCTTGAGGTATTCCATCACCTGCTCGCCGGTCCATCCGTCAGCCTCCAGATCGGCCAGGTCATAGCCGTTCGGCCACGCGCCACCAGGGCCCGGCACGGCGACGATGCGCATGGCGGCACCGTGCTGGCCAACCAGCTCGGCGATCTTGAGCATGGCGGCCATGCCCGGCTGCTCGTGGTATGGCTTGAGCTCCCCGGCCTGGGGGTGGTTGTCGGCATAGGCCTGGCTGTCGCAGTCCGGCCAGCCGACGATCTTGCGACCGGCAAGCATCGACCAGTCGGCCTTGTCGACGGCCTTGCAGCCGCCCGGCCAGGTGAGCACCAGCAGCGGGAGACCGGCCAGCAGCCGGCGCGCGGCGTCGGTGGCCTTCTCCCCCTCGGCGAGGACGATGTTGGCAGTCGGGTTCGCCTGCAGCAGCTCGGCGCCGTAGAGCAAGCGCGGCTCGGGCAGAGCGCCCTGCTTCCAGCGCTGCTCGCCGGTGTTGGTGTTGGTCTTCCAGCAGACCGGGATCACGTCCTTGCCGCGGGTGCCGTCAGCCTTGTCGAACTCCACCCGGCAGGTGTAGCCGTGCAGATTGCCCTCGAGGTCGCAATAGGGCCAGGCGGACACAACCGGCGTCTCGACCCAGTTGCCCTCGCGGTTCACGTAGAGCGACGTCGGCGCGGGCTCGCCTGCAGGGGCGATCGCCGGCACCCATTCCAGCACCGGCTGGCTCTTGGCCTTGCCCTTGCGCTGCTTGGCGTTGTCGTTGGCGGGGGCGAGCTCACCGCCTGCCATGGCTGCGAACTTGTCCAGGGCCTCGTTGAACTCGATCTGGTAGTAGTCCTGCAGGAACTGGATATGGTCGCCCCCGGCGCCGCACCCGTTGCAGAAGTACCCGTCACGGCCGTCGCGATGGAACACGCCGAACGACGGTGTTTTCTCCTTGTGGAAGGGACACAGACCTTTCAGCTCCTTGCCGTGCTTCTTGAGCGGCACCACGCTGCCGATGAGATCGGCGAGCGGCAGGCGCCGCTTCAGGGCGTGAATATCATGCTTCATGCTGGCCCCCGCCTGACGTGATCAGTTTGATGGCTGTGACGCCGATAGCGGGCAGGCGCTGTTTCCCTGCCTCCCACTTGTAATAGGTGTCGCGATCCACGCCGAGGCGCTCTGCCATCTGCTTCTTGTTGAGGCCAAGGGACTCCCTGGCCTGCTTGATCTCTTCTGGTGTCATGCAGCCTTCTCCAGGATCAGCTTTGCGGCGACCTTGATACGGAGCGGGCAGGAGGGGGTGACGGTGCGCAGGGTGAACGCTGCGAGGCTCTTGGCGCGCTCCAGGTCACCGCTGCGGCATCCGATCAGTTTGCAGGCTTGTTCGTAGGTCATCTTGGTATCTCCGTTCAGCTGGGCGTATGCCCTTCGCTCTATGGAAACAAGATTACGCCTAACAGGCGTATAACGCAAGTAAACAGCACCAAAAGCCCGCACAAAGGCGGGCTCTATTCTTGGCTTTACTTACATGCAGTGCACACCGGCCCTAGAACGGGATGTCATCGTCGAAGTCCATCGGCGGTTCGTTGTAAACCGGCGGGGCAGACTGCGGCTGCTGTGCCTGGCGGCCATAACCGCCCTGCTGTTGCGCAGATCGCCCGTTCTGTTGCGGAGATCGGCCTTGCTGTTGCGCAGGGGCCCTGTTTTGTTGGCCGCCCTGCTGGTTGTCGTTCGCCGGCCTTCCACCAAGCATCTGCAGCACGCCATTGAAGCCGTCGACCATCACTTCGGTGGTGTAACGCTCCTGGCCGCTCTGGTCCTGCCACTTGCGGGTCTGCAGCTTGCCCTCGACGTAGACCTGCGAGCCCTTCTTCAGGTACTCGCCAGCGATCTCTGCCAGCGGGCCCATGAAAACGACCCGGTGCCACTCGGTGCGCTCCTTCTGCTCACCGGTCTGCTTGTCCTTCCAGGTGTCGCTGGTGGCCAGGGTGATGTTGGTGACTGCCCCACCGCTGGGCATGTATCGGACCTCGGGATCTTGCCCGAGGTTGCCGATCAGGATGACTTTGTTAACGCCTCTTTGTGCCATGGTGGCATCCTCCTATCGCATCAGCCGGCACGACGAGCGTGGGTGACGCGAGTCTCTTGTGGTTTGTTGTCGTTGACGGCCTGCTGCCCGAGGTTCGCGCGAACCAGTGCTGCAGCGAGTGGCGGGCAAACGCTGTTGCCGCACATGCGGACCTGAGCGGCCTTGCTGAGTGGCTTACCGTCAGCGGTACGGTTGTGGATGTAGTCCTTCGGGAACCCCTGAGCGCGGTACAACTCGTGCGGCTCAAGCATCCTCATGCCGATGTCGACGATTTGGTAGTTCACTCCGGCAACGGTGACTAGCCCGATGCGATCCTTGGTAGGGATCGTGTGCATGGGGTCGAACAGGCTCTGATCCTGTCCGCCTTCACTGTAGTACTTGACCAGGAAGGCCCGCACCTCTGCGACGTGGTTGCCGCTCGCCGTGATGGTCGGTAGCGGCTCGTCAGTGGGCTGCCCATCTTTGCAGGTCCCGCGCAGTTTCACCAGATTGGAAGTGATGAGCTGCGTCTTACCTCCGCCTCCGGCCGTGACGGTGCCCAGCGGATCGGCCACGTCTGCCGCGTCGCTCTTGCCGAACTGGCGCACCAGGTGGGCGGCCAGCACAGCATGGTGATCCACTGTCGTCGCGGTGTGCATCGGCCCGTTCAAGTCAATGCCTGCGCCCTCGTAGTTGCCGCCGTAGTGCTTGATCAGGGTGGCCGCGGCGATGGCGTGGTGACCGCCCTTCACCTCGGCGCAGATGGTCCGCAGCGGCTCACCCACTGGCATACAGCGCGGGCTATTGGTGTTGGCGATTTCCGTCAGCACCGGGGCCACCACGCCGTAACCGCCGCTTGCGGTCATGGTCGGCATTGGCATGGCTAGATCGCGGATGCCTTTGCCCCAGCGCTTCGCAGATCCCGGCTTACCCTCACCATGGGCCAGGGTCACGACGTAGGGCTTCTGGTTGGTAAGGACATAGCGCCAGATGCCGCGGGCGATGCGTCGCAGCGTGTTCTCGGCCAGGGGCTTCTTGCGCTCGAAGATGCTCGGGCAAGGGATAGACCAGTCGATCACGTCGGCGCCGGCTGTGCGATAGGGCAGCAGCTGGCCAGAGCGCACCTCCTCGCTGTCCGGGTGGCCGTGGGTCTGCTCCGGCCACACGATCGGCTGACCGTCGCAGCGGGCTATCAGGAACAGGCGCTTGCGGATAGTCGGCGCTGCAGGGAGCTCCGGGATCCCGTACTCCATGGCGCGCAGCTCCTTCCACTCCACGTCATACCCATGGCGGCGCAGGGCATTGACGAAGCTTTTGAAGGTCCGGCCCTTGTTCTTGGGGCAGGGTCGCCCCTCGGACGTGATCGGGCCCCAGGTAATGAACTCCTCGACATTCTCGAGCATGATCACCCTGGGCTTGACGGTGGCCGCCCAGCGGATAGCCACCCATGCCAGGCCGCGGATCTTCTTCGACACCGGCTTGCCGCCCTTCGCTTTCGAGAAGTGCTTGCAGTCAGGGCTGAACCAGGCGAGGCCAACCGGTCGGCCTTGGGTCACCTCGCGCGGGTCCACATCCCACACCGACTCGCAGAAGTGCTTGGTGTGAGGGTGGTTGATCTCATGCATGGCGATCGCTTCGGCGTCGTGGTTGATGGCAATATCGACCGGCCGACCGAGACCGATCTCGATGCCAGTGCTGGCACCGCCACCCCCTGCGAAGTTGTCGACCGAGATCTCACCGAAGTTCAGGGTTGCTTGCGGGTTGCCTCTGAATTTCACAGAGCCTCCCCAGCCGCCGGGGCTATGCCTTTGACCTCATCGAGCGCCTTCTTCGCTTCCGCGAGGAAGTTGCGCATCCCGCGCGAGCCACTGGTGCCGGCCATGATGACATCCTCCAAGGCCTTGGCCAGGTTGTCGCGCTGCTGCACCACCTTCTCCATGGTCATGCCGTTGCCGGCCTTCAGCTCGTCCAGGCGCTGCTTCATCAGGTGGGGATCGACCCACACGACCAAGCCTTTCGGCCCGGTTCCCATGACAGCGTCTGATGGAGTCATGGCATCGGTCGCAAAGCTGATGACCGTGACACCCTTCTTGCTCTTGATGCTGTCCATGCTGGCCCTGACGTCCTGGAACCTGATGTTATCTGCGCCTATGGCCATCAGCAGATCAGGGAGGCTTACTTGGTTGCTCATGCTGCACCTCCTTTTGCCGCCAGGTTCTGCACGTTCTCAAACCACCAGTCCCTCGTCTTACCGGTGACGTGGTTGTAGACGCTGACCCGGGTGCCATGGAGGTTCCAGCCCACTACTTTCCCTCGGAAAGTGCCGCGGGCATGGACGACTTCCACCTCGGCATTGATCGGGTAATCTGCTTTCAATGCGTCCAGGACACGCTGCTCAGCGCTACGGAGGATCTCGCGGGCCACGCGGGTCTGAACCCCGCCTACGCGGATCATGATGCACCTCCCGGACGCTTCACCAGCGTATCCTTCCAGTCGCCGAGGACGGTGCCTTCATTGAGCTCGACCCAGCCGTCGGGATCTTTGAGATCGGAGAACCAAGCCTCCCACGATTCATCCGGCCACACATTGTCTGTCAGGGTGTTCTTGAACCAGGTGCCGCTGGGGTTCTGCACGAAGCACTTTGCGTCAGGGTGCTGTGCAAAGTCTGGGCGCTTCTCCATGATTGCGGTGATCCTGTCGAACTCGCTTACGGTCGGCAGCTCGTTCTCGGAGTAATAGACAGACAGTTCGAGGCGCTCGGCCTCAGCGATCTCGGCCAGCGTGCCGGAGCTGTACTGCCAGCCAGGGACCAGCACGACGGCATCGCAGCGGCGCAGCAGCTCCATGGTGGTGTCGAGCCAGAACTGGTCGTCGACGTTGTTGACCACCGCATCGAGGTGGCTGGTGTTGGAGTGGGGGCAGATAACCGACCAGCCTTTGCGGCAGCACAGGGCGGCGACATGGCGAGCGGCTTGGATATTCATCTCGACCCCTTCGCGGGTCTGGCTCCGGTACGGTCCGGCGACGTAGATGACAGGCAGTTTCATAGTAGTTCCCTTGGTTTATTGTTCGGCCGTTATAGTATTGCGCAGTAATGCGCAGTATTGCAAGTGCAAATACTAAGGAAGGTGAAGCTCTATCTGGTCAGGGTCGTTCACGATGATCGCAATGCCGCCGGCATCGTGCACCTGCTGCCGCCAGTTGAGCTGATCCTTCGTGGCGCGACCACGTCCGGCCTTGGTCTCGACGGAGAGGAACACCGCCACTCGGCGCCCGACCATTTCCGGCGTGATGACCATGCTCTCCCAGCCGATGCCGTCTCCGCTTCCAGGCATCAGCCCGAATTCGATATGCTGCGGCCTGGTGATCACCCGCTCGCCACCCTCGGCCCGGTAGACCTGACCGGGTTTCAGCGTGAAGCCTGGGCCCTGCCAGCCGCTGCCGTTGTTGTTGCGGAATAGCCTGGCCAGCGGCGACCGGCGAGAGATCGCCAGCAGGCACTTCTTCCAGACGTTGTTCTCACGCATTCCCATACATCACCCCCTCGTTCGGTTCGTTGTCGTTGTCGGCCTCGCCCATGAACAGGGCTTGCCCGACCTTCTCGATGTTCTCTTTGAGTGCCTTCGGCTTCATGTCGCGCACGTCGGCCATGGCGAAGCCCCAGCCATCACGCACGCCTCGCCCGGTGGTGCGAGACCACTGCGACAGCAGCTCGCGCAGCTCGTTCTGCAGGCGCTCTTTCTCGGCCCTGGCCTCCAGGATGTGCTGGGCCCGACCGTCGCTGATCCCCATGGCCTTCAGTCCGGCCATGTCGCGGGCCTTGCCGGTCTGGATCCTGGGCGCGATGGTGTCGTCGACTATCTCCTGCAGCTGGCCTTCGCGCTCCTGCACCTTCCGGCTCTGCACCTCGAACACATGGGTGCAGATGGTGCCGTCAGGCTTCAGGCCTCCGCACACCGTTCTGGGATCCGACGTGAAGTAGCATTTCGGGCACTGGAGCACCTTCTCGGACTGCTCCTCGTCCTCCTTCTTCTTGCCGGATCCGCGCTTGCGGCCCTCGAGCGTCCAGTTGCGGTCAGCGTGCGGCATGCCATGGCGCAGCACGTTCCCCACGTGGTCCAGCACTAGGCCCCACGGCTTGCCAGATGCGGCGATGGCTTCGTGCCGGCTCTCCTCGATCAGCAGATCGAACCCGTCCGCGAACACCGGGCGCAGCACCCGGCCGACCTGCTGCAGGAACAGCGACTCCGACTCGGTCGGGCGCAGCAGGATCGCCACCTCGGCGACCGGGATGTCGGTGCCCTCGCTGACCACGTCGACCGTGCAGATCCCGTGCAGGCTGCCGTCGGCCAGCCCCATGATCCGGCGATCGCGGTCGTTGTCGTCCATGTCTCCGGTGACCACCTCGAACCGGAAACCAGCCGCGCGGAATTCGGCGGCCACGTTCTCGGCGTGCTTCACGCTGGAGCAGAAGGCGATAGCTGGGCGTCCAGGTGCCAGCTGGCGGTAATGGTCCACGGCGTTGCCGGTGATGCTTGGCTTGTCGAGGATCGCTGCCGCAGCGGCAGGGTCGATGTCGCCGCCCTTGTGGGCGACGTTGGACAGGTCTTCAGAGAGAGGTACCGAATACACCCGGGCGGGCAGCAGGTAGCCCATCTGGATCAGCTCGCGCATCGACGGGCCCAGCACCAGGGCGTCGAACACATCGATGAGGCCGACGCCATCAGCCCGGCACGGAGTGGCGGTCACGCCGATCAGGATGGCCTTGGGGCAGGCCTCGATGATCCGCTTCCATGTCCCGGCGACTGCGTGGTGCGCCTCGTCGATGACGATGATCTGCGGGTCATACTCCTCGAGCCACGGCATGCGACGGCCGAGGGTCTGCACGCTGGCTACCGCTACGTGAGCGGCGTCCTCGATCATCGGCCAGCCCAGTTTGGCAACGTGGGCCCGCCTGATGTCGGCGATCTTGTCCGCCGGTGCGATCACCTGGTGGCGCACTCCAAGCCCACCGAGGGCGAGTGATGCCTGCCGGATCAGCTCCTTGCGGTGCTCAAGGATGAGGATGCGGTTACCTTTTAGCGCTGCACCCTGCGACATAGCGGCATAGGTAACGGTCTTGCCGCCGCCGGTTGGGAGCACGAACAGAACGGCCTTCTTTTTGGCTCGCAGTTGAGCCCGGATGCCGTTCAGCCCTTCGTCTTGATATGGGCGCAGCGCAAGCTTGATATGCGCCGCTGTCACGGTTGTGTACCAGTCCGGTCAAGTTCATGAGCGAGACGGCGCAACTCGCGGGAGATCTCCTTGGTGCTCAAGGTGGCAGGCGGCAATTTCACGCTCTTGCGGAGTTCCTCAAGCTTGACTATGTGATCGGCCGGAAGCGTATCGGCTGAGCATGCGAGCTCAAGTATGGCCAGCCGGAGCTTGTCGACGGAGCCCGCTTGCGGGTTCTGGCCCTTCTCCCAGCGAAACAGCGTACTAGTGGCCATACCGGCACGTTTGCACGCGGTCAGCGCGGCGACGTGGCAGTCTTTGAGTAGAGTTCGGATCAGTTCAGCGGCTTCTTTGCCGCTTGTTGCGTCATTGGTTTTCACTGGCATTCACTCCGGAGTGGTGGTAGAGCCTTTATGCTCGGTTATTGCGCATTATTGCGCAACTGCCGCACAAGTGCAAATAGAGGCAAAAATGGCGACTAGGCTCATCCCAAAGCCCGGCAACTCTCAGGAGGAACTCGTCGAATGGCTGGAGGCAATCTTGAGGTTGACCGGCTGGTCTTCTTCAAAGCTCGCGAGTGAAGCAGGTCTCGCGGCAAGCACGGTGAACCGGTTCCTGGCCGGCGCGGGTCACCTACTGAGTACAAGCAGCGTCGGTCGGATCGAGATGGCCGCAGAGAGGCGGCTACGTGAACGGGTCAATGCTGGAGAGATATCCATCCCCAAAGACATGGTGAAGCCAGACGGCTCGCCAGCCGACAGGATGATAAGAATCCCAGAGGTGGACCCCCGGAGGGGTGAAGTTGAAATGGGTGTTGGCGACGAGTGGGGTTTCCCCGAGAACTGGTTCAGATTCCATTACGGAGCAGATCCTTCGCACTGCTGTGTTGTGCCGGTGGAGGACGACGCGATGTTCGCCGAGCTACGCATCGGTGATCGAGTGGTGGTTGATACCAGCCGCAAGGAGCCCAGCCCGGCAGGGATTTTCCTTATCGACGACGGGGTGGCTTGGACGGCGCGCCATCTTGAGGTGCTGCCGGGAGTCGAGCCGCCGACGGTGATGATCACCTCACGCAATCACGACTACCGAAGCCGCGAGGCCCGCATCGAAGCGCTTAAGATCGTGGGGCGCGTGATAGGGATGTGGCGCAGGCTCTGACCGCTCACAACTAGCCAGCCATCAAGGTCGCCAATCGGCGGCCTTTTTTATTGCACAACTACTGCGCATTATTGCGCTTGCAAGCTGCGCATTATTGCGCAACAATTCACACACGGTAAACGAATCGGCCCGAACGGGCCCAGCTGAAAGGGGGCAATCGGATGAAAATGAATGATGGCGGGGCTGCGTTTCCGCAGCCGGTAACAGGCAGCGGCCGTCCGGTAGATGACGAGGTGGGGAAAGGCATGACCCTGCGCGACTACTTCGCGACGAAGGCGATGCAGGGGGCAATAGCTGGCATTGATCGTCCCAAAACGGACTGCATAGCCAGACTGGCGTACCAGATGGCCGACTCCATGCTCGCCGAGCGCGAGAAAGCGCAACAGCCGTGACCGCGAGCCAGCTGCTGATCGTGATCGGCATCATGCTGCTCGGCCACGAGCTTAAACCGGCCGCACGCCTGGCGCTTGGCGCCTCGCTCGGCCTCTGGGGCGCCCTGTTTGGGCTGGGCGCCATCTTCTACTGAGACCAACAATATGAAACCAGGGTTCTACACAGCCGACCAGCTGTCGAACGCCGATTACCACGGCGGGGAAGGCGTCAGTAACAGCGGCCTGAAGCTGATCGGCGACAAGACACCGTTCCACTTCTGGGGCCGTTACCTGTCGCCTGACCGGCCGCAGTTCCAGAGCAGCAAGCCGCAGATGATCGGCACTGCGATCCACGCTGCAGCGCTCGAGCCGGCACGCTTCGACGAGCAGTACGTCGTCGGCCAGTTCAGCGCACGCAACGCCAAGGGGTACAAGGCGTGGGCCGAGGAGCAGACCAAGCACATCCTGCTCGCTGACGAGTACCGCAATGTGCTGGGCATGCGCCGCAGCCTCCACCAACACCCGGTGGCCGGCGCCCTGCTGCGCTCCCCTGGCCAGTTCGAATACTCGGTCTACGCCAACGACCCCGAGACCGGTGTGCTGGTCCGGGTGCGGTTCGACCTGCTGCTCGACAGCGGCTATTGCGTCGACCTCAAGAAGTGCCAGGACGCCAGCGCGTTCGGAGCGGCCAAGGCCATGGGCAACTATGGCTACTTCCACCAGGACGCCTTCTATCAGGACGTCCTGACATGGGCAGCCGGCGAGCCGCCCCGCGGGTTCGTTTTCATCTTCGTCGAGGAAGAGTGGCCGCACGCAGTCGGCGTCTACTGCCTCACGATGGATGACCGTGCGCGTGGTCGTCGCCTCTACCGGCAGAACCTCAACACCTACGCACACTGCCTCGAGCGCAATGTGTGGCCCAGCTACAGCGAGCAGGCAGTCGAGATCGAGCTCAACTCGTGGGATCGCCGCCGCATCGACAACAACCTCATCAGTGAGATCTATTGATATGACCGACAATCAAATGCAGGTGCACCAGGAACAGATAACTCCGTTCCTCCGTCCAAACCTTCCGCAAGGTGCCAACGCTGGCGCAGTGGCAATCGAGCAGGAACGAGCCATCGCCGAGGCCCAAGGCCAACTTATCCTGGCCAAGCGGTTTCCACGTGACCTTAACGCCGCCTATGCCGAGCTGATGAGCGCCTGCAAGTCTAAGGCGTTTGCAGAGGCTGCTTTCTACTCCGTGCCGAATCGCGGCACCGGCCCGTCGATCCGCTTCGCAGAAGAAGTAGCCCGCTGTTACGGCAACGTCGAGTACGGCCATCGTGAGCTGTCTCGCAGCTCCGGCAAGTCCGAGGTCGAAGTCTACGCATGGGACAAGGAGAAGAACAACTACTCGCGCCGTCAGATCACCGTCATGCACGTGATCGACACGAAGCAAGGGCCGAAGGCATGCCGGGACCAGGCTGACATCGACAATAAGATCGCCAACGTGGCCAGCAAGCAGATGCGTGGACGGATCTTGGCACTGATGCCGAAGTGGTTGGTCGAGGAGGCAATCGTCGCCTGCAAAAACACCATCGCCGGGCTGAACGATGAGCCCATCGAGGCGCGGGTGCGGAAGATGACCCAGGCATTCGCCAAGTACGGCGTCACCACCGAGCATCTGGAGCGATACCTTGGCCACGGCCTGGCAGACACACTGCTTGATGAGCTGGTCGAGCTGACAGGCGTTTTCAACGCCCTCAAGGAAGGAGCGAAGCCGTCAGATTACTTCGAGCCATCCTCTGATGCAGCGGCGATCGGCAGCAAGGTGCTGGACGACCTCAATCGTCAGGCAGCCAACGACAACAATCCATCTGGTGCGGTAGCTGCGCTCAACTCACTCGCGGCGGCTCAAAATGCAGGTGCCGGCGGATCCCCTGTCGAGCAAGTCACTGATGAGCAGCCGAAGCCGGATCCGAAGCCGGATCCGAAGCCAGCTGCTGGCCGACGTCAGCGTCGCGCTCCTGCAGCCGAGGCGGCAGCGCCGGAAGTGACCGAGGAGCCCCAGCAAACCGAAACGAAGACCCAGACCACCCAGCCGGCTGACCAAGGCGGCGACCTCTTCTAACCAACCGCGGGGCGGCATGACCGCCCCTCTGGAGAACCCATGAAAATCGAAATCAAGAACTATCGCGGCGTCTCTGATGCGGCGCTGACGATGGCACCTATTGCTCTGGTCGCAGGGATGAACGGCGCGGGCAAGTCCTCCGTGGCGCAGGCGGTTGCCGCTGCGCTCACCAAGAACCCGGCGCCCATCGCGGGCATCGCCAAGAACGCCGCCGGCAAGCTGCTGCGTGACGGTGCCAAGCGCGGCAAGTGTACCGTCGGTGACGACGCCGGCTCCGTGACAGCCAACTGGCCAGGCGCCAGCACGAGCGAGGACGGTCAGCCGCCGTTCGCCTCCGAGATCGCCTGCGGGCTGGTCAGCCTGGTCGACATGAAGCCGAAGGACGCGGCGGCGATCCTGATCACCGCGATCGAGGCGCTGCCGACGCTCGAGCACCTGCAGCAGGCCCTGCCCGGCGTGGGCGAGGAGATCCTGAAACAGGTGTGGGCAGCCATCCAGGCGGACGGCTGGGACAGCGCCCACAAGCGCGCCCAGGAGCGCGGGGCGAAACTCAAGGGCGCGTGGGAGCACGTGGCCGGCGAGAAGTACGGGAGCGCCAAAGCAGACGGGTGGTGCCACCCTCGCCTGCAGGATGACGAGCGGGACGACCTCTCCGAGAAGACCCTGACCGACGACGTGAACGCCCGGCAAGCCAGGATCGAGGCGGCGATAGCCAACCAGGCGGCCGACGCCGCGCTCGTCGCCCAGCTGCAGCAGCGCGCTGCCGGTCTTGACGAGGCCAAGCGCCAGCACTCGCAGGCCGTGGATCAACTCACTGCCCACCGCGACGCCCAGACCGAGATCGAAACCCAGCTCGCCGCCCTGCCGCACCCCGAGGTGGCAGAGACCCTGGCCGAGTGCCCGCACTGCAAGGGGCACCTGGTGGTGGTCAGCCGCACGGTGGTGAAGGCACCCACCAGCGGCATCTCCGCCGAGGAGAACCAGGCTCGTGCCGACGCAGTGCAGCAGAAGGGGGCAGAGCTGGCCCAGGCACAGGGTCTGGTCGGCGATACCCAGCGGCTGTGCGCTCAGCTGGAACACGCCATCAAGGATGCCGAGAACGCTGCTCGCCAGCTTACCGAGATCCAGGCCGGCGAATTCACCTCCGAGCAGATCCAGCAGCTGCGCGACGAGCTCGCCGAGGCCGAGGCCGACCTTGTGGCGTTCCGCGCCGAGATCTCCGCCGGCAACTACCACCAGCAGATCCACCAGAACCAGAAGGTGATCGACGCGCTGGCCCCGGACGGCGTGCGCCAGCAGGTGCTGAGCGAGAAGATGTCGAAGTTCAATGCCGCGCTCGAGCGCCTCTCGGCTGCCGCTGGCTGGCCGGTGGTGAAGATCGACGCCGAGCTGTCGGTCACCCTGGGCGATCGCCCCTACATCCTGCTGTCCGAGTCCGAGAAGTACCGGGCCCGCACTGCGCTGCAGGTGGCCCTGGCCGACCTCGACGGGTCTGACGCGGTGATCGTCGACGCTGCCGACATCCTCGACCGCGCCGGCCGCAACGGGCTGTTCAAGATGCTCAAGGCCTCCGGGCTGCGTGCCCTGGTTTGCATGACCATGAACGTGCCGACCGACGTGCCGGACCTGGCGAAAGCCGGCCTCGGTGCCTCGTACTGGCTCGGCGATTCAATCCTGGCGCCGCTGAGCGCCCAATAAGAGGGAACACCCCATGTGCAACTGCTATGAAGCAATCAAAGAGAAGCTGGTGGAGCAAGCTCGCTCCAAGGCACCAGCAGGCGCTGTCGACATCAGTGTCGACTTCGGTGGCTATGTGTTCGGCTTGATCGGCAACGGCGTGACGCACCGATCCGCAAACGAAATCACCGTCCGCTATCAGGCCCCTAAGAAGGCTGGTGGGCTGAAGAAGGTCACCAACAAGTTCAAGCTTTTCGCCAGCCACTGCCCGTACTGCGGAGAGAAGTACGGCCCGGCAGAAGGGGGTGCGGAATGAGCTTAGAACTCAGAGGTCACATCCTCAACCAGCGCCAGCTCGACGCCATGCTCCCTGTGCTCAACGACCGCATGCACGGCAAGGTCAGCGAAGCGGGGTTTGAACAGGCCTGCGTCGACGCCCTTGAGAAGGCAGGCTGCCCGCTCGGCTACGACACCGGCATTCGTCAGGACCAGCCGCTCAACCAGCGCGTGGCAAACTGGATCGTCAACGGACGTGTCGGGTCATCCTCCAAGGCGATCTGGTTGCACATGACCGGCACGCCGACGGAGGGTGAATACAGCCACCCATACGACCCTGACGACCTGAATCGCTGCCTGCTGCTGCTCGACCTGATCCCCGAGTGGAAGCCGCGCATGAGCGAGATGGCAGTGCACAGCATCGCCTGGGCAGCTCTGGCCGAAAGATGGGAAGAGATCACCGCGTGCTTCCTCGAGGAGGTCGGGCTGGACTGGTGCAATGGCAACAGCGCCCAGAAGACCTACGCGATGATGAAGCAGGTGCTCGGCAGATAATTCAACCATGGCCGGCAGCCGCCGGCCCAATAACCAAGAGGCAACACCCATGGAAAACAAAGAATGGTTCAAACCTGAATCCCAATTCGAGATACCGCTCGGCGCCGCTGTGCGCGACCGGATCACCGGCTTCGAAGGCGTGGCCATCAGCCGTGTCGAGTACCTGACCGGCTGCACGCAGTACGGTATCGCGCCCAAGTCTACCGATGGTCAGATCAAGAACGCCGAGTACCTCGACTGGCAGCGGCTCGAATTCAGCAGCGAGCGCACCGGGCTTGAAGATCTCTCTTCGAGCAAGGCCACCCTGCAAGGCAATGGCCCGGGCGATGCTCCCGGCAAGAGCAAGCTGGCACCGCGCTGACTTAACCCAGGCCGGCACGGACGCCGGCCCAACTTTATGAGGGACCAATGTATGCAAATGACAACCAACCGCAGTACCTCACGCCAGATGAGCTGTCGGCGCGGTTCCGAGGCGAGATCAGCGTGCGCACCCTGGCTAATTGGCGGTGCCTATCAGTCGGCCCGCGCTACACCAAGATCGGAGGGCGCGTGCTCTACCCGCTCGCCGAGGTGGAGAAGTGGGAAGCCGCACGCACTGTCTCAAGCACAAGCCAATACTCACGAACTGGCTGAATCCATCGGTTTAACCGATTGGCGCTCTGTCTCTCCTTGGTCAATCATTTGCACATGCAAACAACCAACAAGGGAGGCCGCATGGTCGCCAAAATACTGAAAGGAGCTGGCCAGCTGATGCTCGCGTTCTTGTGCGGCGTCGGCTGCACAGCAGTTTATGTCGCCCTCGACCACATCATGGGCGACGAGCTCACCCAGCAGCAGAGTCACTACTGCTCGATGGTGCAGATCAACAAGGACAGCAACGGCGAGCGCGGCTGGCCCGACTACAACGGCAACGCGGCGGAGGTGTGTGATGGCCAGAATTAAGGTGAAGACCTCCGAGCTGACTGGTGCCGCGTTGGACTGGGCGGTGGCGGAGGCAGATGGCCTGAGACCCTACCCGCACAAAGGCGGGTTCTGGGTGCTTGATGGGAAAACGAATGCGCCGCTCCCGCCGTTCTCCACCGACTGGGCGCACGGCGGCCCGCTCATCGACAAGTACAACATCTGGCTCTCCGGCCCCATCGGCGAGCGCAAGGAGTGGTCTGCGGCCATCGACCTGAGCACCGACGACGTGCGCGGCGACACCGCCCTGATCGCCCTGTGCCGGGCGCTGGTGGAATCCAAGTCCGGCGACGAGGTGTGGGTGCCGGCCGAACTGATGGTGGTGGCAGCATGAACAACTCCACCCTGTACGAAGTGGCCAAGGCCGCCAAGACTGGCCAACGCGTGAACTGCCCGCACTGCCAGGCGGAGTTCGTGAAGGCCAGCCACCAGCAAGCCTTCTGCAGCAACCACGGCGCCGGCAACTGCAAGGACGCCTTCTGGAACGCCAAGGGCCCGCGCAAGCGTGCCGGCAAGCCAGCCGTCCACCAGCTGCCCGAGAAGGCCGCCAAGCGCATTCAGGTGTGCGCGGCGACCGGATGCTGGGTGTGGGAGGGCGAGATCAACCGGAACGGCTATGGCCGGGTGTGGATCGAAGGAAAGCGCCTGATGGCCCACCGCGTCACCTATGAGCTGTTCCATGGGCCTATCGAGGATGGGCTGGTGGTCGATCACCTCTGCAAGAACCGAGCGTGCTGCAACCCGGAACACCTCGAGGCCGTCACCATCCGCGAAAACACCCTGCGGGGCGACGCCGTGCTGTACCAGCCGGCCAACGACAACAACAAAACTACCGAGGGGGCTGCATGAGCCGTAGAGAGGAACTGATCAAGCTGATGGACGACCACAAGCTGACGGCTGCGCAAGTCGCCGAGATGCTCGGTCGCGAGGCCACCACCGTGCGCTTCTGGCGAAGCAACGGCGGCCGGCACATCCCGAAGGATGCCCTCGAGCTGCTGAAGGCCAAGGTGGCTCCTAAGTGAACGCCTGCACCTGGAAGCCGGCGCTTGTCACGCTGCTCGATGGTAGCCAGGTGCTGAGTGACAGCGAGGAGTGGCGGCACGAGTGCGAGGCCCGCTTCATCCTCGATCTGCCGACACTGGCACTGCGTCGCAACTACCTGCACGGCAAGCGTGATGACCGCACCGGCGAGATGAAGGGCGGCATCCTCCAGCGCCGCGGCGAGGCAGCAGTTAAGCGCCTAGAGGCAACGATGCTGGCGATCTGGCGCGCGAAGAAGATGGCTGAGGCCGAACGATAGGTTTCACCGAACGATAGCGGCAAAACGAAAGCTATAACCATCTAGCTGTTTGCATCTGCAAATACAATACTTGAACAAGACCGAAGCCGGGGCGGTACCTCCGGCACCCACACAAGAAGGAAAGGATATGGCAAGCAACAAGAAGGCGCCCTGGTCTGCAAACGTGACCTACTGGACAGAAGGCTATCGCTGCCAGACCAGCTGCAGCATGGCCGGCGTTACCGAGATGATGTTCCGCTCTATGCCCACTGAGCGCCGCGAGAAGCTGCTCAACTCGCTGAACGCTGCGCACGAGCAGCTGAAAGAAAAAGAGGCAAAGGCCGCCGAGCCAGCCGCCCAATAACCATGGGCGTCCAGCTGGGCGCCTCCACCGAGGAAAGGACTGTGAAGCACATAGCAACCATACCGGCTGCGCTCGTTAAGGCGGCCATGCTGTTTCAGGCAAAGTGGGATGTTCGCTACTACCTGAACGGCATTTACATCACGCAAGACCACATCGTCGCTACCGACGGCCACAGCATGTTCGTGTCGCCCTACGAGTCAGATCGCAGGCCTGAAGAGCCGTTAATTATCGCCGTGAAGGGCAAGATCCCGCCCAAGGCATTCAATCTTGAACTGCTATACGACGAGGAAAGCAAGGTCGGCGTGATCCGCAGTGTGGGGCCGAAGCCCCTGCGGATCAGGGTGGTTGACCCGCGCCTCCATGCTGCGAGCTGTGATTGGAAAGATCCTGAGCCGATGGCTGTTCTCGACAAGGATGGTCACCCTCAAAATGTGTTCTTTGCAAAGGTTGATGGCCGGTTCCCTGACTGGCAACGAGTCGTGCCGAAAGGCGATCTGGTTCCGACCGAACGCATCGGCCTTGACTTTACTTACGCCGATCGCGTCGCCAAGGCGTGCAAGGAACTGGGCTCCAAATTTGCCCAGTGCGCAATCAACCTGCGCGGGCCAACTAACAGCATCGAAATCGAACTGAAGAGCTGCGAATACCAGGGCGCCAAAGCCATCATCATGCCGGTTCGTCTGGACTAAGGGGACACCATGCTGTTCTGGGGATCTGTAATTGCGCTGGCCATGGTGGCCAGCATGTTGAGTGGAAAGGGGGTCGCATGACCGATAACCGGAAAGGGGCAGCAGACCGCGTTCTGGAGCTGCTCGAGACGAAGGGTCCGCATCAGCTGGCCGATGAGCTGGTGAGTATGCAGGACCGCCTGCAAACAGCGCTCGACGCCTGCGCGCGGATGCAAGAACAGCGTGACCAGCTCACCATCCAGATGATCGACGCGACCTATCACATCGGCGCCTTGGCTAACCTGCTGAGCGACGCTCGGCGCTCGGTTGAATACCAGATGGGGATACAGAGGACAGCGGAAGGCGCCGAGGAGTTCAGAGAGCTGCTCAAGTGTATCAACCATGTGCTTGCAGGAAAGCTGCCTGCGCCTTTGGTGCCGGAAGGTCAGCGGCTGATTTACATCGGTGAGATTGAGGTATCCAGCAAATGGTGGCTCAACTGCAAGTCTGAATTCTTCTCACCGGATGAGCAGGCTGACTTCTCCGACTGGCCTGATGGCATCAATAAGCTGTATCGGCTCGCCGTCGCGCCTAAGCCGGAAGGGGGTGCGTGATGGCAATCCTGATCGACAGCGGCACCCCGGCCTCGGACAAGAACTTCTGGGCGACCACATGGGAAGCCTTCGCCGACGCCAAGGTGCTCTACGGCCGCTCGTTCGAGTGCGATGTCGCCGCCGAGCCGCTGACGGCCAAGTGCACCAGCTACTTCGCGCGCCCTGAGATGCTGGACCAGCTGCTCGACTACCGGACCACCAGCAAGATCCGCGAGCAGATGAAGATGGCCGAGCAACTCGGGGTCGTCTGTGCTGGCCTCGACTCTCTCAACCTGTTTTGGCCGGATCACTGGTGGTGCAACCCACCATTCGACCTCAAGCCAGAATTCATCCGGCACGCTCGCAGGAATCAGCGCATGGGCCATCCTGGCATGATGCTGCTGCCATACGAGCCGCTGTCGGGATGGTGGCGCCGACTGCTGGCCGACGACGTGATCGTCTACGAGCCGGACGGCAGGTACCAGTTTTACGAACGGGACGGCGTGACCAGGAAGAACGGCGCCAACTTCGGCTGCGCCCTGGTCGCCTTCCCAACCATGAAAATCGGCCCATCCCTGCGCGTGCCGTTCAAGCGAGGGATCGGCGGCTTCACGGAGGTTCTATGACCGCAATCAAAGACGCCGACCTGGCCCTGCTCAAGAAGCTGGAAGGGCGCCGCGTCACCATCGCCCAGCTGGTGAGCGAGGGCGTGTGCATCGAGTTCAGCACCGATACCGAGGGGCTCAGGGCGCGCTTAACCAAACTGGTCGACGCCGGCCTTGCGAAGAAGGTGAAGCTGAAACCGGAGCGGATCGGCAAGTCTCGCCAGTTCGGTAACAGTCGCCCGCTGTTCGCCTTCGAGGCGGTGGGAGGTGTGGCGTGATCGAGGGGGCCACCAAGCACCAAAACACCGTCTATGCGATGGGCGTGATCGCGCGAGAGCGCAACCGCCCGAAGGTGCCGCCTGTCGACCTGAACATGGAGGACAGGCACTGGTGGCTTGCTGGCTGGAATGACTCGGACATCGAGATCAGGGGCCCAGAGACCCCGGCTAAGAAGGTGCGCCGTGGAAAGCCGTGAGCAGATCATCGCCAGGGTGATGGTCGAGTATGACCAGCACCTGGCCGAGTGGCTCGCAACCCTGACCCCGGAGCAGCTGGCGCTGCGGGAGGCCAGCAAGGCCATACCGTTCCGCCCATCGCGCAAGATCAGCATCGAGCGCGAGTCGAGGTCTGCGGTCTTGGGCAGCCTGCTCCCGTACCGATACTGAGAGGTGAATATGGAAACTGTATATAGGCGCTACGCCGAGCAGGGGTTCAGCAACTGGTGGCTCCTGCTCGCTCCGGCCCTGTGGGCGGTGCTCCTGGTGCTGGCGTTCTGGCCGACCATCATGGCCAACCATCACGAGCCGGGCGTGCGCCACCCGGTGCAAACCCAGATGGATATCCCGCTCTGCTACCAAGTCGAGGGGCTGCCAGAAGGATACTGCTACTACCTGAACAACAAGGAGACCGCACCATGATGGCAACAGCCGGAAAGGAGATTGTTTACACCCACGTCAGCCTGCGCAATGGCGCCAAAGGCTTCATCTCGGCAGAGAACGAGGACGAGGTCACCATCACCAACGAGAAGGGCGAGGCGCAGGCATACGACCGCGACACCCTGCACCTGGTGTGGGCACCGAAGGACTGGAGCGCACGGTCATGATGCTGACCATCAAGGAGCTGAAGCGCGCCAGCCAGGTGAAAGAGCTGCGCAGACTGTGGAACTCGGCGACGTGGATCCGCAGGACCCGGAGCAAGCGCGACTGGTTCCAGCATGACTACCAGTGGATCCGGCGCGAAGTGCGCAGGGCTAAGCTGATCGGGGTGCGGTATGGCTGAATTCACCCACAAGAGCCTGCAGGAGATCGCCGTGTCATGGCTCAAGCGCCCCAGCTCTGGGCGGGGACCAGGATGCCAGATCGCCCTGCAGGAGGTTGGCGGCCTCTATGGTGGAGAGCGAGCTGACGCCTGGGGGTATCGCTGGGGATGGGGCGGCGGCTCCATCGTCGTCGAGGTGAAAGTGTCCCGATCCGACTTCCTCGCCGATGCCAAGAAGCCGCATCGCTCTGGTGAGGTGCTCGGGATGGGCACCTGGCGCTACTACATGTGCCCGGAAGGTATCATCACCCTGGACGACCTGCCGCACGGCTGGGGCCTGTTGTGGGTGAATTCACGCGGGCACGTGAAGGTCATGGCAGGGCACGTCTGCTGCCTGATTTGGCACTACTGGAATCACCCGCTGATCTGGTGCTGGTCTCACCAGGTAAACGATCAGTTGGAGCGGGACATGATGGCCCACCTTCTGCACAGAGTGGGCGACCCAGAAGAGGCGAACCAGCGGATCCGGATTGCGAGCAACGAGGCCAGTCGTCTGGCGAAGCTGGTAGAGGAACACAAGGAGGAGAAGCGCAAGCACAGTTATGACCGCTTGCGGAACTGGTACACCGAGCAGCTGCTCTCCGAGGCGATCGACATGCTGACCGCACTCGCCGAAGGTGGGCCCATGCCAGACACCATCGACCGCGCAGCATTCGACAAGATCGTGGCTCACCGCGCAGAGCTTTTCGGTGGTCAAGATCCTGCCGTTGCACGCAAACAAATCAGGCGGGAGCGCCTGTAACACACGGGCCGAAGGGCCCCAACAACCAAGAAGGAAACACCCATGAAAAGATCCATCCTCCCCGCCCTGCTGCTGGCCATGTGCTGGCCCAGCGCCCCCAACGCAGCCCCGGTCGTCGTGGTTGCTCGGCCCGCCGTGGTGGCCAGGCCGGTTACAGTGTCACGCCCTGCCCCGGTGGTGCGCAACGTGCCGACCACCAACTACCGCGGCACGAGCACCACCATCGTTCCGCTGTACGTCCCCTTGATGCTGTCAACCGGCACGAGCGGTGAGCGCGAGACGGTGGACGTGGCCACGCCTCTCCTGACCATCTGCACCGAGGACCAGTTCGCCCAGGCCATGGCTTGGCAGGAGGACTGCCGGGCCCTGCAGGAGATCGGCTCGGGGTACTGCCCGCTCCTGTCCTACTTCCGGTTCTGCAAGGAAGCGGCGCCCGAGGATGTGCAGGGGCTCAAGCCGGCCGGCAAGCATTACCGGCATGTGTTCCTGGCCCACTGAGTAGACCGCCCATGAAACGGCTGCGGGTCGAACACCTGCCATGGCGCCCCGGGAGGATGGTCTTCTTCCCGGAGCCCGACGACATCGAGGTGCATGACGCCATGTGCAGGGGCGCCTCGAACAAGCCGGTGGTCGAGGCCCTTCGCATCGCCAGCATCGAGGCGAACATCGCGATCTCGGTGGCGATGACCTCGCGGGGCTCGTGATTTTGGCCTGCGCCCCAGGGGCGCCCCTCGCTTACTGTGCGCCCCTGTGCTATGACAGGGGCCCGCCGCAAGGCACGGAAAACACGGAGAAAAATTGGCGCGCCCGAAAGGATTCGAACCTCTGACCCCCAGATTCGTAGTCTGGGTGGTCGGGGTTCACGACGGGCCCCCGCAAAATCACCAAAAGCCATTAAAGCACGCAATTTCAGCCGCTTAGCAGCGTGACGCGCTCCCGGCTGATCCAGCAGTATCACGCCGCTCACCGGATTTTTGCGCCCCAGCTGCGCCCCGGAACTGGCCGCCTAGGAGAGGACTATGCCTAAGCTCAACAAGACCCTGATCGACAACACCCGCCCGGAAGCCGCCGACGTGTGGGTCTGGGATAGCGAGGTGGAAGGCTTCGGCATCCGGGTCAAACCGAGCGGCCGCAAGACCTACGTGGTCAGGTACCGGACCAAGGACACCCGCACCCAGCGCAAGCAGACCCTCGGCCGCTGCAGCGACTTCCCGCCCGAGAAGGCCCGCGAGATGGCCCGCAAGGTGTTTGCCCAGGTGGCCGAGGGTGGAGACCCCGGCGCACCCCGGGAGCCGGCATTCAGCAGCGTGGCCACCGTCGGCCGGATGTTCGAGGGGTACGTTGCCAGCATGAAGGCCAAGGGCCGGGCCAGCGCCGACGAGGTCGAGCGGGCCCTGCTGCTGGCCAAGGATAACGCCGCCGACGCCCTGGGGCGGCACAGGGCGGCAGCCGAGGTAAGCCCTGGGGATGTGGTGGCCTACGTGGCCAAAGCCTACCAGCGGGGCCACCGTGGGGCGGCCGACAAGTCCCGCAGCTATATCGCCTCCGCCTTCGCCTGGGCTATGAAGTCGGCGAACGATTACACCAGCGCGAATCGGCAGGACTGGGGGATCACCCGCAACCCGGCCGCCGACGTTCCGAAGGATACCGGGGCCATCAAGACCCGAGACCGGGCCCTCGTGCCGGCCGAGCTGCGCCAGCTCTGGAAGGCCACGGCGATCGACGCCGACGGCTTTGGCCGAGAGGCTGGGGCCTGCATCCGCCTGCTGATCTGCTGCGGCCAGCGGGTGCAGGAGACCCTGCGCATCGAGGGGAAGGAGATCGACCTCGAGGCCGGGCTCTGGAAGATGCCAGCCCACAAGACCAAAGGCGGCAAGCATCCCCATACAGTGCCGCTACCTAGCCAGGCATTGCCGGTGCTACGCGAGCTGATGCGCCGGCACGGTGATGGCCCGCTGTTTCCGGCACGCACAGGCAGCGCTGGGATCATCCGTCACCGCAGCATCAACCAGGCGATCAGCCGCTGGCTGGAGCGCCCTGACGTTGGCCTGGCGGCCTTCCAGACCCGGGATCTCCGCCGGACGTGGAAGTCGCGCACGGCCGACGCCGGCATTGACCGGTTCACCCGCGACCTGATCCAGCAGCACGCCAAGCACGACACCGGCTCCAAGTCCTACGACCGGGCCGACTACCTGCCGCAGATGCGGGAGGCGATGGGGAAGTGGTCAGCCTGGCTCGATTCGGTGTTGCGGGAGAAGGTGGAGAGGATCCGGGCGGCCTGATACACTAACTCTGCTCGACACACGCTTTATGAGCGTCCTCGTTTTCGCAGGGGGTCGTATGTAAGAGTTCAACTGCAGTCCATCACAACAAACCCGCCACTCCGGCGGGTTTTTCTTTTTGCGCCTCTTGTGAATGCGCAGTATTGCGCAATAATGTTACTCGTCGGTGAATACTGTAACCGAAGTGTAATAAACCAACAGCCGGACAACGGCGGGGTTCAACATGAACACTCTCAGTGGAAGAGAAGTGGAGATCTGCGATTTGGGACCGCTCACCCCTCGCGAGGCCGAGGCGTTGTTGTGGGTGGCAGAGGGGAAGACAGCCTGGGAAGCGGGGACGATTCTCGGCATCAGCGAAGCAACTGCGAACGCGCACATCACCAAGGCCGCAGACAAGCTGCGCGCCTCCAACCGGCCGCATCTGGTCACCCGGGCTTTTGTGCTGGGGATCCTGCGCGCGACCAACAGCATGTTGCTCTTGGCGGTGCTGACGCACTTCACCTGTGAAGAGGACGGCTCTGCGTTCTGGAAGCGTATGCCGCGCCGGAAGCGCGAGGAGACCGAGCTGAGCGTGCACGACATCAGGCCGAGGCTCATATAAAAAAGGCCCCACCGAAGTGGGGCCAATGCGCCATCCATGGCAGCCCTGTGCAAACTCACCCCAAAAATCAATCGCACCTCGCGCGGGCCAGGCTGCTGTCATACTGCTGGCCGCGCTTCCAGGCTCGCAGGGCCGCCTTGTCGGCGTTGGACTGACGGAGCGCACAGCGCAGCTCTATCGCCCAGTTCGCGAGCCCTTCGTTATCTCTACTTTCCGGCACCGGCTCCACCCTGTCCTGCAGCAGGCTTTCCGGTGGCTGTTCGCGGACTATCTGCGGCTCGACCGGCGGCAGGCTTTGCCGGGCCCCACAGGCGCTCAGCGACAGGGCCAGGCACAGGCACAGCGCCCCACTTTTTAGACTCGGGATCACTGCTGATCACCTCTCTCAGGTCTGCACGCAGCTGGGATAGCTGCGATCGCATTTGGTTGTCCTGCTCGGCCCTGGCCGCGATGCTGGCATCGGTCTGCTGCTGGCGCTCCTGCATCTGCTCGAGCGTCTTGGCATAGCCCTCGAGGCGGCTGCCGAGTTCGAGCGCCTGCGCGTTCGCCGCGGCGGCTCGCGCTCTGGCGTCATCCACCTGCCCCCACATCAGCCAGAGGCCGGCACCAAAGCCGACCACCAGCAGGGCGATCCAGAAGCCGATACGCGCGTTCAGAGTTGGCACAGTTCGCTCTCCCCTTGCCTGCGCTCCCACAGCCCCGTGCACCAGGGCTGCTCTGTGGAGCAATCGATCTTCTTCCCGTTGCGGGTGATGTACCGCCACATCAGCATCGCCTTGCACCCATCCACCTGGCGGCCCTGGTTGATGAGGCGGACGGTAGTGGACCCCTTGCAGCCGGCGTTGCCGACGTTGAAGCACCAGCTGCCGAGACCGGCCCAAGCCGGCTCGCTCATATCCACCTTGATGATGGAGTGAACGAAGGCCAGGCGCTGGCCGATCTCGGTCTGGCGCCACGCATCACACTGCGCCTTGGTCATCACGGTGTCTTTGGTGACGCCCTTGGTCTTGCCGTCGCAAACGGTCCAGACCTTCGCGCCGTCCCGGTAGGCTTTCAGCTCGTAGCGGTCGCTCGACTCTTTTTCGCGGATGAACTGATCCATGATCACCGGGGCACTTGCGCCACCGGCCACGAGAGCCAGCACGGCAGCGCTGAGTAACGACTTCTTCCCTGGGGAGGCCATATCAACGCTGGCCCCCGTCGCGATTGGTAAAGTGAAGCATGAGCTGGTCCAGGCGCTTGTTCTGCTCCTGGAGCGTGCTCATCATCTCGGTGCGCAGCCCCATTATCTCCTCGCGCATCGAGGCGGTGAACTTGTCACCCATCTCTTTGACGTCTTCCTCGATGTCCCTGATCCGCTGTTCGGTCTCCGTGCGATACCGCTCGACATCTGCATCCATAGCCCGGGCCTCCACGGCTGTTCCCAACTCGTCGAGGCGCTTGTCGATGCGGTCTTGACTGCGCTTGAAGTACCAAAGAAGCAGCCCGAGCAGGCCGAGGATGATGGTCTTTACCCATTCTCCCAGATCGCTGAATGCATCCACAAATTGCCCCCGAATTCGTCTAAGTTCTGTTCGCCAAATCATAACACACCACCAGTATAGAACACGCACATTTTATGCAGTATAGAAGTGCGATGTTCCGCGGGCGCGTTTCGCTTGCCCAAGCTCCGACTATACCTGGCGCACTTGGTCCGTTCTGAACGCCGTTCGCATCTACGGTCACTGCCACAGTGCCT